TCATTTTGGGGACTTTTGCGGGGACTTCCCCGTTAAAGCCGCCCCTCGCTTGAGCACCGTCAACGCCGGACTGCGCGTGTCGGTTGCTGCGATGCGATTTGCATACTCGATCAGCTTGGTCAGCTCGGCCGCCGAGTAGTGCGAAGTGATACTTCCATCGGTGTGGCCCAGCAGTGCCTTGCGATCCTCCTCCGGCACGTCAGCGGCGCGCAGTCGTCGCCCGAAAGTGTGTTTCAGATCATGCACGCGGACACGTCCAAAGCCTGGATGCGCTGGGACGCCGTGCGACTTCTTCCAGTGTTCCGCGGCGCGCTTGCGTGCGCTGCGCCAGGCCGTGTCGTTCATCCTGTGCAGCGCGCGGCCCTCGTAGGGAAACACCCATTCGGGATCCAGGCCGCGCTGCTTGCGAATGATCGACCTGGCCACGTCGTTCAGCACCACCAGGCGCTCCTCGCCGTTCTTCACGCCCGAATCTTCGAATCGTCCGCCAAAATCAGCGGGGATCAGAAAGACGCTGGTTTCCAGCTCGGGAACCTTGATTTCCCACTCCCATCGCAGTTTGCAGACCTCCTGCTCGCGGCACCCGGTATTCACCTTGTATAAGGCCATGGCCTGAAGGTGGTCGGGTAGCTCCTTGAACAGCATGGCCTGCTCCTCCCACGACAAGGGGTAGGGTTGCCTGCGCGATTTTTCACTGAGCATTTCGATCATGGGTACGACCGATAGCCAAGGTCTGCGGTCCTCGTCGCGCCATTTCCTGGCGCAGACGTTGAGCACCCTCACGACGCGCTGCAGCGCGATATTGATCGTCCGCGGTGCGCGGCCCAATTCCAGCCGGTCCTCGATATAGGGCTGCAGGGCTTCGTCGTCCACTTCATCCAGGTACAGCTCGCCGATGTAAGGATCGAGCTGCTTGAGATAGATGCCGGTATGCCAAATCGATGGCTGCTGCGCATATTCCTTCAAATAGCGGGTCGCGGCTTCGCGGAAGGTGCGGCGGCCGTTGCGTTTCGCGGCTTGGGCCGCCTGGGCTTCGGCGATGCGCGAGAGGAGGAATTGCTCCGCGTCTGCGCGCGTGCTTGTGCCAGTGCTGCCTCGAATTCGGCCAATCCCGCGGACGACTTTGTCGATGTGCCAGAGGCCGTCTTTGAGCGTGAGGCCGGTGATTGTTTTTTGCCCCATAAGCTTGATGCTCCATTGCTATGGCGGCGCTCGCTGCGAGGGCTATCGTTGCCTGCAGGTGCTGCCTTGTCAATCGCCATACGCTCGGCGTATTCGTCGGCGAAGCGATCGAGTTCTACGCGGTCGAAGGCGATTCCTTGTTTTCCGATGGTGATTTCACGCAGAAAAGGGCGTGCGTCCTGGTTGAACACCCTGCGGCACATACCGAGGTAGGCGGGCGCCTTTCCCATTCGTATGAATCGCGGTTGAACGTCCGGCATTTGTCGGATCCTCCTAAACTCTGCGGCCCGCGACCCGGGATGACATTCCTGCTGCCGGTGCCGTTGATCTGCTCCCGCCGTGCGCGGAACATGCGCACGGCAGCGACCCGCCGGCTGGCAGGACATGGGCGCGTCGGCGGCAGGCGTATATAGGCCTTCGCGTTCGGTCGGCGTGCTGGCTGGTCATGTCGACACCTTGTTGGGATACGATTCCGCAATGCCATTTCCCGCGTGCGGAGTCTTGCAATGAAAAAAGAGAGCTATCGCGTCAACGTTCGGCGGACTGATAAAGGTGACCCGAAGGGCAGCTACACCGTGCATGAAGTCGGCCGCTGTGGAACGCATGAACGGAAGCCTGAGAACTGGAAGAGGTTCAGCAGCCGTGAAGCGCTGGATGCTTTTGGGGTGACCAGCTATCTCGGCGCCTGCGGAAAATGCTGGACCGATCCAGACGAGCGGGCCAAAGAGAATCGAAAGTTCGCTGCGCTGTTTGCGGGGTAGCTTGGTTACGCGTTGGCATTTGGCGTTCATTCAGTGGCACCTTGGTCCTCGCCCAGTACCCAACGCAGGGCGGCGGCATAGTCGCCTTGGGCCTGTTCCAGCGCTGCCAGGATCTGCTTGCGGGATTTCACGCGAGGGCGTTCACCCATCACAGCGGCCTGCTTGCGGCTGCGCTCGTGAGGCTTGGCGCCCTGGCCGGCCCGCACCAGTTCGGCCACCTTGGCGCGCTGTTCATCGGGTTTGAGCTTCACCAGTGCCTTGGCATGGGTCAGGGTGATCTGACCTGCCTCGACGGCGTTCTGCACAGCCTTTGGGCTATCCAGCAGCGCCAGCGTGTCGCGCACTGTGGCGATCGTGCAGTTGTAGATGACCGCAATCTGGTCTTCACCTTTGCCCAGGGCAAGGTGTTGGCGCATCTTCTCGGCGCGCCCCAGCGCCGTATCAGCAGTGCGGGCTTCGTTCTCGCTGACGATCGCGTCCAGGGCGTTCTCGCGCTTGCCCGTGTAGACGATGCCTGGAATCAGTCGCTCCGACACACCGCGTTCTCGGCGCCACTGGTTGGCGAGCACCGCGGCTTTCACTCGCTGCCGGCCGAACACGACCTCGGTGTCGCCCGTCTCTGGGTTCTTGGAAACCGCCACGGGCTCCAGCACTCCCTGGTAGTCGATGTTCCGCGCCAGTGCCTCGTTCACGGGCAGATGTACGCGCTTGTCATAGAGCGGGCTGGATTCGTCGGTGACGAGAGTCAGCTTGGCGGGATCGAAAGTGAGCAGATTGCTCTGGCCGTCCGCGCCGTACACGTCTTTGGATTTCTTGGCCATGTAGGCTCCGATAGGGATAGGTGATACGTCGTGTGCGCTATCGCGGATAGGGAACCCAGGTGATCATCGGGCGCTTGGTGGCCTTGCTGATTCGGGGCGCTCCGTGCTTATCGAGCTTCGGGCCGCGCTGCATGATGCACAGCCGGGAGGTCCGGCCGGTGGCCGCGGCGAGTTTGATGAACTCGCGGGCGAACTGCGGTGCGTCGAATGGTGCCGAAAGCTGGACAGGATTGCCCTTGGCCAGGTGGTACTCGGTTTTGACCTTGATCCAGTCGGTCTGGTCGGATGGCCGCAGGCACGCGCGAACATCCGCGGTCATGGATTCCTTATATTTCTGCCAAGCCCGCTCGGCGGCTTTCTTCGCGAGCTGCTCGGTCATTCCGTATACGCAAAATGCTCCCATCTGGTCACCTATGGGTTTTGAGATAGCTGGGTAATGGGGCGGGCGGCGCCAGGGGTTGCCTCCATTTGGTGAGGCGCCGCCCAGGGAGAACGATTAAGCGGCCGGATCCAGCGCCGCTCGGCGGGCGTCGTAGGCCTTCTTGAGCGCGTCGTAGTGCTCGTCCGGCGCGTCGCGGAAGCCGTCGGCGACCAGATCCAGGGCGTCGATGTTCGTGGCGCTGGTGATCTGCGCCAGCACGGGGGCCGGGTCATAGGCAAGCAGTTGCGGCGTGCTATCGCCTGCCTCTGCCTGGTCGGCCCCAGGTTCGGGCTGGGCGAAGATGAAATCGCCGTCGAGCGTGTTGTCGTCCAAATGCTGGTCGCGGCCGCTGCTGGCCATCTCGTCGAGGGCCGTCGCCTTCTGGAACTCGATGGACAGCGGCAGGTACTTGGCCAGCCGGCGAATCACGGTCTTGCGGCCCATCTCCACGAAGTTGTCCTTCCAGGGGCCGTAGGCGCCCTTGCTCTGTGTCGCCGCCTTGATCTGGTCAATCTGGTACAGGCTCATGAATTCGAAGGCATGGCCGCCGCCTACGAGCTTCGCCACCGCATAGAAGCCGGTGACGGCGCCACGTTCGCCCATGGCAGGCCGGTGCTCCAGCTTCTCGTCCAGGCCGTACACCAGGTCGAAGGTGTCGTTCTCGCAAACCTCGTGGGCGGCGATGCTCACGATCTGGCCGGAGCGGCGGGCCAGGTCGATCAGGCCCTTGTAGCCAACGATCACCTGCACCGACTTCACCCAGCGCTCATTGCCGCCGACGTCTTTGCGCTTCGTGTTGAAGGGAACGAGGTAGGCATGGCCCAGGACGGTGTTCGGCTCCAACCCCATCTGCGCGCATTGACCGATGGCGCCCACCAGCGACGGGATATCGCATTCGGCCAGGGCCGGCGTGGTGGTGGCGGCGATCTGCGCGACCTTGAGCAGGCGGTCGGCGGAAAGGTGCTTGGGCAGCATCTTCTGGATCTCGCCCTTGCGCTTTTCCAGCAGGTGGGCGATCTGGTCCTTTGGCTTCATGTTGGCCAGTTGCTGGGCCTGTGCTTGGCCGGTGGCCACGGCTTTCAGTTTGGATGCGCTCATTTCTTCGCTCCTTTCAGGCGGAAGACTCGGGTTTCGGAGGTGGTGCGGTATGCGGCGGCGATATCGGGGCGAGCCAGCGCCAGGGCCTTGCCGTCCAGGCGGCTGGCAGACTGGCTTTTCCAGGTGGCGACCGGCTCGCCCTTGGCCGTCAGAATGGCGTTGGGCTCCATGAACGTCTGGATGCCGAACTTGAGCTCGTCACGGCGTTCCTCGATGCGCTTGGCCTGGTCGCTGAGCTCGCGAAACTCGGCGAGCTGGGCCAGGATCTCGTCGGTTGCCTCGATCGCTTGTCCGTTGTCGCGGGCGTAGAGAAACTTCAGGTCGTCGAAGGTTTCGGGATCGGGCGGGATGTCGGTCAGGACGTGGTTGGTCCAGAAGTCCACGGCCTTTGCGACCATCGCGTCGATCGTTTCCTGATCGCGGCGCACGGCGTAGAAGGTCAGGTCGTCCACGCCTACCAGCGTGGCGTAGAGGCACACCTCGCGGCCTGTGACGGCCAGCCCGGTCATGGACTGCGCCGCATAGTGAATCGGCACGTCGTCGGTTCCCAAGTCGCCCCACTCGTGGGCGACGAACGGATGCACGGTCTTGACCTCGCCGTTCTGGATCGAGCCCAGCTCTAGCGGCGCGAGCCAGGGGAACGCGGCCAGGGCCTGCTCGGTAACGCGCCATTCGAAGTCGATCTCGACCGACAGGAAGCTGTGGCCGGGGTGTGTGTAGCGTTCGTTCACGGCGACAACCTCCAGGCCGTAGTCCTCGCGCAGCATCGCCACCACGACCGGTTCAAGGCGCTTGCCGCGGTTGAGCACCTTCGTCTTGGCCGGGTCGTCTTCGCGATAGGCGTCACGGCGGGTCTTTTCGGCCCACACCTGCAGAGGCGTCTTCCACTTGCTGACGCCATACAGTGCGGCCATGTCGGTGCCGCCGAGGAAGCGGGTGCGGTCCAGGGCGATAGGTTCGGAAATAGCGTTCACGATCAGTCCTTCGCGGCGTATGCCGTCGGGCGCCCGTCATGGGCGGTAGGAGTGGGGGAGTGGGCATCCCGCGTCGGGCCGACCATGCCGCTGGCCAGCAGCACCACCGCGCCGGCGAAGATCGCGGCGACGCCGGCGAGGTCCAGGTCACGGCCAGAAACGCGGGCGCGGTGCCAGAGGTTGCGCAGTCGGCGGATCATGCGGACCTCCGGCGGTAGGCCATCCAGGCGTCCCCCAGCAGGCCCAGGGGATAAGCGGCGCACAGGCCGCCCAGGATGAAGAGGAGTAGGGCGGTCATTGGCGGGCCCCGAAGGTCACGCGCTGGCCGTCTTCGCACCTGTCCGCAAGATCGGAGGTCAACTGCCGGACCGCCAGGTCAAGCCACTGGCGGAACAGATGCCCCACCACCGCCAGCGGGTCTCGCGCCACAGCCGAGCGCACCACCAGCGCGAATGCGTCTTCGGCCAGCTGGTTGCCTTCGGTCGCAGCGTAGAGCGCTTCGGCGGCGCGCTGGCTGAAGTCGTATTCGCGGTGAATCAACTGATCGCGGCACAGCGCCAGATGAACGTCGGCGCCAAGGTCTTGCATCAGCTCTGCGCGCCGTTCCTCGTCGTTGTAGGGGCGAAGAATCGCGGCCGTGCCGCACGGGGTAGGAATAGACATGTTGGACATGTCAGTTCCCCTCGGCGCGATCAGGTTGAGTGGTCGGTGACGGGCTGAGCTCGATCGCCAGCAGGTTGCTGATCTGGTTTTCGATGTGGCTGGCCTTCGCCTCGGCCTCGGCTCGGATCTTCTTCACTTCCGCGCGCATCGACGCCACCTTGGAATCGATCAGTCGGTCGCGGTCAGGCAGCGCCAGGGTGATGCGGGCCTTGCCGATCAGCGTGTAGCCGCAATCGGTCATGTCCAGGTTGGTGTACGACAGGTCGCCGAGGCGGACCTTGTTCGAATCGGTGATCTCGTCGGGCGAGATCAGGCTGTTGGGCGTCAGCCATGCGCTGACGGTTTGGGTAACTTCCATGGTGGTCTCCTTGCCCCGGCACCCGGGGCGGGGTGGGGAAGGTCAAGCGGTGGCCTGTTCGATGGCGGCCTCGATGCGGCCGAGCATGTCGATGGTGTGCCCGGGCAGCCGCTGGATATCGCTGTAGGCGACGCGCAGCGCGGCAACCAGATCCGGCGCGGCCACGGGCAGGCCGTAGGCGGCGGCGAAGGCGGCTTGATCGGCGTATTCCTCGCGCTTGTCGTTCTCACGGATCGACACGACGCGCACGCATCCCGAGAGGTGTTCGCGCACCAACGCGAACGCCGCGTCTACGTAGGCTTCAACTTGTCCGCCGCCGACCTGATTCAGCGCGCACATGGCGCTGTACACGGCCTGGGCTTGGGCTGTGGTGAGGATCAGATTGCTTGCCATGCTGTTTCTCCAATACTTAAAGTAGAGGTATTGGAGAAATTCTACATAAAGTAGATGCGTGGTCAACAACTAAAAGTAGAATTCGTGGGCACGTGCGGGCCTCAGGGCCATTCTTAGGACTAAACCGATGTTTTTGACGGCGCCGCGTCCGTCGGAGTCACCCCTGAAGAGGTGTTGAGCGGGGGGCGTTAGGGCCGGTAGTGCTGTCGTAAGTCCACCGGTTTTTGGAGGGGATTGTTGATCTGTCGATCAAACTGTGAATTGGGATTGCAGACTTCGCTACGCGAATGCCCAATTGTTGCTTTCAGACCGAAAACTTTTCACCAAACCGAGCATAGATCACATTCTCAACAATTGACTTGATCGTATGCTCGGCCTATCGCTAGGCGTCTTCGGTACCAGTGGCTGAACTGGTACCGCGCTGTCTTCCTCGAGATCGGGCTGCCTTGCGGATTCGCAACTCGATGATGCCCTCGATGTCGTCTTTGGCGTCGTCGTCCAGCGCAGCATAGTCTTCCGGACGAATGCGTAGGAAGGGATAGAACGCTGACGCCGCTCGGGGAGGGGGAACAGGCTTCTGCCCTTTGGAAACGTCGCCTTCAAGGCCATATTGAAGGTAGCTGGGGCTGACCCCCAAGATCTGCGCCAGGCTTCCCATCTTGTCTTGCCGCGGCATCGCTTGGCCGAGCGAATACCTACGCACCATCTCGTAGGTGATGCGTATGCCGGCGCGCTTGAACCCGTCAACGATTCCTTGGACTTCCCAGTTGCCTTGCGCCATGGCTTTTCTGACGCGGGCTGCGAACTCCGGATAGCGGATGGGCAGTTTGCTACTTTCTACCATGGGTAGAAATCTAGCAGCCATAGTAGAAATCGTCATTTCTATTCTAGATAGTTGGATATATCTACTTTAAGTAGTAAGCTTGAGGCATGGACGAGAAAGCACACATCGCCGAAGCAATCGCAATGGCCGGAGGTCTGACCGCCGTGGCTAAGCGGGCCAAACCTAAGCGACTGACAGCCTGGGCCGTGTCGAAATGGCTCGAGGGCGTACCACCTGGCCGGGTTCTCTTTTTGTCTGAATTGACGGGGTGGGTGAAGACCCCGCATCAGCTTTGCGCAGAGATCTATCCCAATCCGACAGACGGGCTTCCGCCGGAAGCTTTGGTTCGGGCCGTGCTTGGCGTTGATGGTCTTGATATTCAGGACGAAGAGAAGGCTAGGGGGGCGGGAGATGCATGAATCTCTTGGCTACGCGCGGCACCCCGTATTGGATCTGGTATCGATGGCGTGGCTAGCGGGCCCGGCAATCGCGCGAACCAGGAATGTTGCGTGCCAAGCGAAGCGCCCTCTTGCCGATTCTGTTGTTCGCAGAAATCAACTGAGCCAGCTACGTAATTTCGCTTTGTCTAGCACGAGCTCTGTGCGCGTATACGCGAATGTGCTCTTTCAGGTCCTCATACGCGTTGAGAAACTCCGGGGCATTGTCGGCCGTCCAGCGGTTCATCACATCCTCGGCCTCGTCAAATGCCTCGGCAGCGGCTCCATAAATGGACAAGGCCGCATCAATTTTCTTCGGGTCTGCGAAATCATGTATCGGCACCCTGTCGACGGCCTCCAGCGCCACTCGAAATTCGCTGCGTTGACCCCAGACCCAAGCAAATCGGAAGGAGTTAGTGGTGTCATATCCCAATGCCTGCTCGAGGCTCGCAATGCGCTGTACGAGGTTAAGCACGATGGCGCTATAGCCCTCCAGGCGCTCCAAATGTGCTTTTTTTCGACCGTCTTCAGCCAATTTTGCGGCAGCTACGGCTTGCTGCTTACCTACGTAGAACGCTCCCACAATGGCCGCAATACTGCCGATTGCTTGAATCCAGGCCGCGGCGTCAGAGCTTGTTTCCGGTACGAGGGTGCCCAGTTTTTGGGCAAAGAAAAAGGTGAGGCAGCCTATTGCTGCAAAGAAACCGAAAACGCCGAGCGTCAGTCCGATGGCAGTGCATTTGACTACAGCACGAGCTCGCATGAGTTTCCTTCTCTGGTGTCGAGTTCAATCATCACGATGCCCATTCGCGGCATCTACACGTTCCTCAATAACCAATCGGGCCCAGTGGAGGATGTATGCGGTGTGTGGATAGTTGACTTCAGTCGATTGGCTCGGTCGCAGTACGGCGAGGGCGAGTTCAATGGTCGAACTGGCTGTGGACGCCCAGCTTCTTTCCCTCTTTTTCATATACAGGGCCGACCGAGCATCGTCACATTGAGCTTTAGCAATTTGGAGGGAGGAAAGTGCGACCTCCAGCCCAGGAGTGAGCGTAGGAAGTACCTTGCCATTCTCAAGGCGGAACAGCCTTCGGCTATCTGCGAGACCGTCGAGTTCAGTAAGAGTCAATCTGGCGCGCTCAAGCGATTTTTTAAGATCATCAATGATTGCGGATTCTTCGGCATTTTGTCGTGCCGTTTGATGGAGCACGAGCGCTGCTTGATGGCGAGCCAGTTTTGCTTGATCGGCGCCTACGTGATAAGCCACGCAAATAGCGATGACTGCACCTATGGCCTGTGCCCAGCCAGCGAGGTCGGCACTCGTTGTGGGGACGAGGTCGGGCAAGAGAACAGCGATAAGGCCAACTCCAAATATAAATCCCAAGATAAACAGTATGCACGCTGCACAAAGCAGCTTGCCGTAGCTCCACGCGCTTTTGAGCCGCTCCCCCAATTCCTTCATGAGTGTCTCCGTATAGGCGTGGAATCGTACAACAGGCGTTACATCTATGCGTGAATATGCGAAGGTCGGCCCGCAGTTCTGGAGCGGGCGCACAGGCCGGGCCTTGAAGAAGCAGGGGCCCGAGGCGGTCATCGTGGCCATGTACCTGATGACCTGCCAGCACGCCACCATGCTGGGTCTGTATTACCTAGATCCGTCCTACATCGCTGCGGACACCGGCCTGCCCTTAGAAGGGGCTTTGAAGGGGCTTCGAAGCGCCTGCGAAGCGGGGTTTTGCCGGTTCGACGAGGACAGCATGGTGGTGTGGGTGGTGGAAATGGCTCGGTACCAGATTGCGGGTCAGTTGGAGGTCAGGGACAACCGTTGCAAGGGGATCCAGCGCGAATACGACGCACTGCCCGAAAACCCTTATCTGGAGCCGTTCTTCGAGAAATACGGAGCGGCTTTTCACATGACTTCGAAGCGGTCTAGCGACCTTCCGGAGGTAAGCCCCTTCCAAGCCCCTCTGAAGCCCCTCCGAAGCCAGGAGCAGGAACAGGAACAGGAACAAGAAAATACTTTGGCAGCGGCGGCGATACATCCTCCCGCACGCGACCCTGTGGACAACTTTTCGCCACCGCCCGCCGCCGCTCCGGATTGCCCGAAAGCGGCGCGCTACGCCGCGCTGCTCGACGGCTGGGAACGAGCCCGGGGCAAGGCAGGCGTGTTCCGTCCCGATGACCCGTTGCTCGCTGCCTGGGCCGAGGCCGATGTCACCGAAGCCGAGCTGCGAGCCGCGCACGGCAAGGCCGTCAAACGCCGGGCGAAGGCGAGGGACCCGACCCCGGTGAACGTCGGCCTGGTCGACGTGATCCTGCCCGAAGTGCGCCGGCCACCGGCTGCGATGAGCGCGCTGTCGCAAGCTCAAGCGGCGAGGGACCCGCAGGCCTGGGCGCTGACTGCGTCCGGGCTTGAGGCCAAAGGCGCGCAACTCGGCCTCGCGCTGCAACCCGGTGAAACCTTTCCCGACTTCAAGGTGAGGGTGCATGCCGCAGCGGGCCTGACCGAAGCCGATCGTTCGCGGCTGCTGGCCGATTACGGGGTGCGGGTATGAACCGTCGAAGTGCCTCCGGCGCGTTTTACGGCACCTCCACGGCTTCATCAGGGGGGGGATGTCCGGGTGACGCAGATTTGGCGCCTCAAAGCGCCGATTTTTCGAACGAGCGAGTTCGCTGCGTTGCCTGCCAACACTTCACGTTGCGCGAAGTGCCGAAGCACGCCGAGCTTGGCCTCGGGCGTTGCGTCGGCATGGTTGATCGGCCCGGGACGTTCGTCAGTCCGACGTACCCGCGCCAATGCCACCAGTACCAACCGGCGCCGCAGGCCAAGGCCGAGGCGCGCATCGCATGGCTGCGCGACTTGCGTAGCGAGGAAGCATGATGCCTAAACAGATCATTTTAACCGTGCCTGGCACGCCGAAGGGGAAGGGCCGCGCCAGGTCGAGCGCGCGCATCGGCCGAGATCCCAGGACTGGGGGCCCGCGTGTTTTCACGCGCCACTACACGCCGGAGGAAACGGCGGCCTACGAGAGCCTGGTGAAACTGGCCGCGGCCAAAGCCATGAGCGGACGGGAACCCTATACCGGGCCGATACGCATGGACCTGGACATCGTGCTGCCCATCCCTTCGTCCTGGTCGGGTGTGCGCCAGCGCCGCGCCGCTGCGGGCGAGATCGCGCCCACCGTCAAACCGGACTCCGACAACGTCGAGAAAGCCGTCAAGGACGGGATCAATGGCGTGGTGTACCGCGATGACACGCAGGTGGTGCAGGACAGCAAGCGCAAGGTCTACGGCCTGACGCCGCGCGTGACCGTCGTGGTCACGGTCCTGGACATAGAGCCCGCCCAAGGAGTGAAAAAGCATGCAACGTGAAGCCGGAACGTTTTCGTGCCCCGAGCACGCGATTGCCGTAGCCTACCTGATGCTGGCCATGCCCATCGAGCCGAAGAACCCGACGCAGTTGGTCTGCGAGGCCCTGCGCGAGCGCTTCGACGTTGAGTATGAGCGCAAGGCTCTATCGGGACTGACGCCGCATGAGTGGCATGCGCAGGCCGTGTTCATCGTCAAGGTGCTGGAGCGCACACTGGGCGACAGCGTGGGTTTTCACATTCTGCGTGCGCAGTATGGGACGGGCCTGGAAGGCGCCGAGAGCGCCCGCGCCGTTTCCGAGTGGCTTAACCCCTCGGCCAAGGGGCGGGAGCGCTTGGTGACCGATATGCTCGTTTGCCGGATGCTGCGAGGTCGGCCGCGGATTCGTGATCTTTCGGATAGGTTCGACGTCCCGAAGTCTACGTTGCAAGATGTCCTTCGTGCGTATCGCGGCCTTGTTGTTCCGGAGCGGGGTGGCGCGTTGGCAGAGCTAGGGCGAGTTATGAATAGCGCCGGACTGGTTGCTGGATGTGTGGAGAGTCTTTCCCGCTGAAAGCTCGGCTGCGGCAATATAAAATCGCTCTACACCGCTTCATATGGAAGCTAGCGGCTGTGCTTTCAATCTCAGACCGGGGGCGCGATTTATGAACTTTCCCAATAGCAAGCGCATAGGCACGCTTGGGGAGATGGATATCGAGAGGCTTTTTATATCCTGGTCATGGAATGTCGGGGTCGATCGAATCGATACGGGCTATGACCTGTTTGTTGCTCCAGACTCAGAGAAATACTCAGGAGCGAGATTTCTTGTCCAAGCAAAAGGTACGGCAAAAAAAGGCGTTGGATGCGTTGTTGCTAGAGTTGCTAAAGTTCGTCTCCGTGAGTACGCGGTGAATGTGCACCCTGTGTTTGTGGTGAGAGTGACCGGTGATGGTCGGCTGTTCTGGGTCCATGCACAGCGGTGGGCTGCGGAATATCCCGGAAAGCTCGTTGGGTCTGGCTACAGTGAGATTCGATTCCCCCTGGATAACGACCTTTGTGATCGAGAGTTTTTTGAAAGATACCTGGAAAAAGTACTCGTGGGACGCCCGGCTGCGCTAGCGGATAATGAATTAGAAGATTCTAGAATGCTGAATTCACTTGATTCTCGGGTCGGCGTGAGGCTAAACCGAGGGCCAAATGGCCTGCAGCACGAGATATATGCAAAATCGGAACCCGTCCAGGCTAAGTTTCACTTCAAGACTCTGGGTGGGAAGGAAAATCTGGAACGTGCTAACGATGCGCTTGGCTTCGGTCTGCCTGGAACTTTTGATGTAGGAGATCTTGATGTCACAGGCTCTCCGGTATTTTCCGCCATTGCGGGAAAAAAGGTCTCCGCGGCGAAGATATCCATTGAGCAATCGCCGGTTGGGACGTCTACAATACGGCTCTTTCCTGGTACAAAGTTCTCGATCAACTCACCGGGGCTAGCAATAAGGGCGCGGGTGTACCGCGGCCTGCTTGGCATAGCAGTGTCAACGGATGGCATGGACTGTCTGTTCGATGTCAAGTTATTGCTTCCGTTCCCTGATGGGTCTCGGCAACCGCAGTTCAAGCTTGGAATACGGAGTTCGGCCGTTGCAGGAAGAACCATCCAAGAACTTGACGAACTTGCTCCGTTGGCGAACTGGGTTGACAAGGTGAATGCGGAGCGAGCTTTGTATTTGGAGACTAGCTTCAAAGGAAAGTCTGGGAGGTTGATCCCGGAGAGCAACGCATATTACTCTCTCCAAGAAACCCTGCGTTGGTTTCTTTTATTGGGTCGGCTTCACCTTGTTGCTAAGGCGCTCGATTCGGACTTTTCTTTGTCCCAAGATCCGGTTTTTTCTCATCAGGACTTTTTGGATATAAATCTTGCATACGCTCTTCTAAAGGGTGAGACTACAACGATTAATCTTAGCGACATATCCTTTAGGCCTAATGAGGGCGAGGTGGTGCCATCTGGCGAGCATGATGCGGTTCTGAATACTTCGCTACGATTCAGCCTTTTTGATCGCACGGTGGGCGAGATTCCAGTAACGATTCGCCTCAGTAATTTCGTTGTGAAGACCGATCTGGAGACGGGGGTGGTGCTGCTTAAAAAAGGGGCTGAAGGAGTAGCTGAAATTTCGCATGCAGCGTGATTTGTACTACGTCGGTAGAGGGGGGGCGGCTTACACTCCAAACTGGGTCGTCAGTTTGTCTCCCCTAACGCTGTGCCACGTAGAGCTGCCAATCCTATCGTCGGCGGAGGCTGTCTCGCGGTCGTTTCCGATAGAGGTCTGTGAATTCGCATCTTGACTGCCCCGGACAAACGGGGCAAAATGGCTACACACTCGTAGCAATTACGACCTGATTAAACGCCCCGGCCAAAAACCGGGGCGTTTTCACTTGCTTTACGCCTATCTCACCACCATGCACACTCGTTCGCCAAACCATCCTTGCGATCCAGGTGGGACGGCTCTGCACCAATTCGCTACGAGTGCTGAGGCGCCAATCAACAAAACCCCGAGCGACAAGGCAGCAGGAGTTATCCAACGCAGTGAAGTACCGGGGCTGGGCAGGTCGACCGAGATGTGGACAAAGTCATTCTTCGAGGCTCTTAGGCCTCGATTGATCGCGATGAGCTGCTTAAGGGAGCTGATCGGAGCCTCATACATTCCGATTACGGAGTTGGCAAAGGCAGCAAAAAACGCGCTCATGGCAAGCGCGGTTACCAGAGTTGCCGCCCTATCAGTAGCAAATAGCGCTGCGCAAGCTGCAATACCTGCAACCGCTGCGGTCGCGCTGGCCTTGGAAATGTTTGTGCTGGCTTGAATGTACTCGCGGCGCTCGGAAAATGCCATCTCGGCGGCTGCTTTTCTCGAGATCTGCAACTTGGTCGACTTGTTTCGAACCGTAGGCTGGCCTGCTTGCTCACTCTTTGAATTTGCCAGGCGGCCAATTCCAATACCGACCACGAGGGCGAAAGCTGCTGCAGCCACGTGCGAGATTTCCATCGTGCGATCCTGAAGTAGTTAGAAGAAACCGGCGACTGCCGAGCAGCCGCAACTGCGACGCCGAAGCTGAAGTCGGTCGACGGATAAGCCGAGAGCGCAAGCGGCGAACACCCCTTCCAGGCTGCAATGCTCTGACAGGCCTACGCTCTGCGGGAGTTGTCTCGACGACGAACTGTTTGTACTTCTAAAGCGGGACAATACGTGCGGCCTGTTGCGACCAAAAATACCGCAAGGCGCACTACGATTCTCTGCCGCTGGGATTTTGTGAAAACAGCCCGGCTGTAGCTACCAGATCAAAAGGCAAGTGAAGAAGAGAAAGCCCACTGGATTTTGCAGCTCCCCCGGTAAGGAAATTGCCCAGCTCTTGAGTGGCGATATCCGGTGCTGATGACGTGTATCGCATGGCGTCGTAGGAAGTCTGCTTCGAGGCTGTGAGATATCGGCAAAGAAGCTCGCTGAGCGTCAATGTCGCGGACTGGTCGTTCACGCGAAATCCTTCGCGTTTAAGTATCTGATCCTCCCAGGACGTCGTGCCCAGAATGTCGACGAGTGTTCTAACGTCCCATTCAACGGTTTTTGCCTGATGAAGAGCGCTGAATGCGGATGGGCGCGATCTTTGCAGTAGCGATAGGAACATCAGCCACAGCGTTGGAATTAGGGCGCTGGGATGATACGACTCAGCCGCAATATTGAAGGTGACGAACGCTTGTTGTTGTTGGCGTAACGTTACATTTAGCGCGTGGCAAAGTCCGGTCCATATTCCCATCCCATTCGACTCATTACTGTACTGAGGGAAGGTGAAACTACCATAGAACCAACGCTGCGTTGAGGGACTGCTTGCTTGTTGGAACAATAGTTTGGCGAATTGATCACCAGACGGTAGAGGTAGCCTGAGCTCTTGGTCGAAAAAACGCCCAAGATAGTCTCGTCCATCGAAATTGGGGCCGTAGACCGCCTGGACAGAAGCTGCAAGCTGAGACAAGTTAGTAGAGAATACAAGGCACACATTACGGACGCTGAACAGATGTTTCACTGCCTCAAGTAGCTGTACGGCAAAGTTTGGCCTACATCTGTCCAGCTCGTCGATGACCACGAAAACGGGCCCTCTGGAGGCCTTTGCTAATGAGTCCGCGAGCCCTTCCAGGTTTTGGCGAAACTTTTCCACAGATGCATGGCGAAGCTCATGGTCAGCCATCAACTCGTCTAGATATTTGTCGATTGCCTGGTCAAGTGCTCGGTTTACCGCGTTGTCGGCGCTACTGCCATTAGTCGCGGCGGCGTCGCCTTCGGAGGCGACTTCGGCTATCTCAGAAATTGACAGACCAATAAGCTTCTTTATCGCGGTATTTAGAAGAGCCTTGCCTACGGGTTTGGCGGCGCGTTTGACGCTAGAAACAGTCTCGCTAAGGGCTCGCTCAATGGCTTTTGCGGTTGCGTCGGTGTCAACTATTAGAGCCGTTTGCTGTTTAACCTGTCGGCTGATTTCAGCCATAAAGGCCAGGGCGGGAGCTGTGGACTGATCATGTTGCCACGCGTCGAATTCAATGACACAGCACTTGTTGGCGCGAAGTTGCGCCGTCCATCGATTGACAAAGAATGTCTTTCCCGAACCCCACCGTGCATCAAGAGCGATTGAAAGCGGAGCCCCATTATTGGCCCTAAAACGAACTAGAAGATGGTTTTCCAGCATTTCTGCCAGATTGCGTCGATCCAAAACATCGTCGTGCCAGGGATCGTTAGGGGGCGCTTCGGCATGCTGAGACATGTTTGCGGAAAATCCTTTGTGAGAATTCAAACATCGGCATCTAGGTAGTTATTAAATGTAACATTTATGGGTGGGCTATGCCATTGACATACAAATAGCGCCGTTTCGTGGGTGAGTCTAAGTGAGTTCGACGCTACGCCAGCGGCGGTAAGTCCGCCAGCGGTTAGCGAAAGGGGCGAAACATCGGGGATATGGATCGAGCGGAGCAAGGCTGGCCGGCACATCGGGGTGATCCAGGATGAAAGAATGGCGAGGGCGGTCGGCGGTGCAGGAGCGACCCAGGCCGCCCGCCGAATGGCTGGCGCGAGCGGAAGCAGCCGGCGGCTTGTTGGCGCCGGCGCCTCAAACGCTGAAATGGGTTGAACGGGTGATACTCGCCGTTGACGGGTTCCTACACAATCCCGACCACGCCCACCTGGTTGACGCCGACCTGGCGTTCCTCTGGGCTTCGTCCGGCTTCCAGAAAGCCGGGCGCGTGGTGCTGGGCCAGGCCGAGCAAGTCATGTTCCGCGCCGGAGGCTGGCAAAAGGCGCGCCAGGAGCAGCAGATGATCGAATGGTTCGGTCGTGTGCCGGCGTTCCTGATCACTCTGGCGGCGGACTACTGCGCCACCTGCAGCGATGCGGAGTTCTGCGCGCTGGTGGAGCATGAGCTCTACCACATCGGGCACGCGCCCGATCCGTACGGCGCGCCGGCATTCGACAAGGCGGGCCGGCCGAAGCTGCGGATCATCGGGCATGACGTGGAAGAATTCGTCGGAGTCGTGGCCCGCTATGGGCCATCGGCGGATGTTCAGCGGCTGGCCGCGGCCGCCAGCTCTGCGCCGGCCGTGCCTCGGCTGGACGTTGCTCGCGCTTGCGGGTGCTGCTTGAGGGCCGCGTAGCGCAGGGCTTTAGAAACTGGCTTGCAACTCGCGCAGATGCCCTTCGATCTCAGCAAGGACGCGCGGAGCACATTCCGCGCAAATGTTCTCGCGGACCATTCCGCTGTCGTCGTATTGAGCCAGGTGTTTCTCCCCGGCGGCAATCGTGTGCTTCGAATTCGCGTGGCATTTACGGGCACCAGCAGCGGTCTCGATTTTCAGATTCTTGAGCGGATTGCGCGCTTTAGGCATTGTCGTCTCCCATTATTAGTCGAGTTACCCGTTTAGCGCCTTCTGTGTTTATTGGCAACATATTGGTATGGCAAAGCTCACGGAGGCGCACAAGCGCTTCATAGTCCAAGCCCTGGCCTGCTGGGACCGCCCCAGCCAGGTATCGGAGGTGGTGAAGGAAGAATTCGGCCTGGACGTGCCCCGCATGCAGATTGCGCAGTACGACCCCACCAAGGTGGCCGGCAAAGACCTGGCCAAGAAGTGGGTCCAGCTATTCCACGACACCCGGCAACGCTTCCGAGAGGAAATCGCCGAGATCCCCATCGCTGACCAGGCGTTTCGCCTGCGGCAGCTCGGCAGGATCTACGACAAGCACATCAGCCGCGGAAACGTCGTCGGCGCGGCCGGCGTGCTGGAGCAGGCCGCCAAGGAGGTGGGCGGCGCATTCACGAACAAGCGGGAGCACACGGGCGCCGGCGGCGGCCCGATAGAACAGAAGACGGTGGTGGTGGATGAAAGAGAAGTCGCCGCCGCCGTCGCCAAGCTGCAAGGCGAGTACTGACCCCTCCGTCCTGCGCGCCACGGCCAAGGCTCTATGCGAACAGGACCACCTGTTCTTCAGCCGGTATTTCTTCAAGCTCCGCCAGGCCATCAAGTTCCGGGTCAACTGGCACCACGAGCTGATCGCGCAGAAGGTGCAGGACGTCATCGACGGCCGCATCAAGAACCTGGTCATCAACGTGCCGCCGGGCTCGTCGAAGACCGAGCTGGTCGCCATCAACCTGATGGCGCGCGGCCTGGCGCTGAACCCGCGCGCCCGGTTCCTGCACATCAGCTACTCCGATGACCTGGCGCTGCTGAATTCGCAGACGGCCAAGGAGCTGGTCCAGTCTGACGAATTCCAGGAACTGTGGCCGCTGAAGGTCGCCGCGGACGCGAAGAGTAAGAAGCGGTGGAACATCGAGGTCGATGGCCGCAAGGCCGGCGGCGTCTACGCGGTATCGCTCGGCGGTCAGATCACCGGCTTTCGTGCCGGGCACATGGCGCAAGGGTGGCAGGGCGCCATCGTCATCGATGACCCGCTCAAGGTCGGCGACGCCTATAGCAAGCCGCGCCGGGCCAAGGCGAACCGCGACCTGATTGCCACGGTGAAAAGCCGTCGGGCCAACCCCGACACGCCGATCATCGTGATCATGCAGCGCCTGGCGCAGGAGGACGTGACCGGCTTCATCGAGGCCGGCAACCTGGGCTCGGACTGGGAACAGGTCGTCATCCCGGCGCTGATCGACGACGCCTATGTGGCAGGCCTGCCGGCCGAGCTGCAGGCCAAGGTCGACAGCAGCGTCCGGGATGAGAAGGGGCGCTTCAGCTACTGGCCCTACAAGGAGCCGCTGGCGGACCTGCTGGCCATGGAGGCCGGTGCCGGCACGGACCAGGAGGGCGCACGCGTCAGCCGGTACGTATTCTCGGCGCAGTACCAGCAACGCCCGGCGCCGCTCGGTGGCGACCTGATCAAGGGAGCCTGGTTCGGCCGGTACGCGGTGCCGCCCCGGATCGTGGCGCGCAAGGTGTTTGCCGACACGGCCCAGAAGACGGCCGAACGCAACGACTACAGCGTCTTCGAATGCTGGGGCCTGGGCGACGACGGCAAGCTGTTCCTGCTGGATCTGCTGCGCGGTAAATGGCAGGCGCCGGAGCTCAAGCGGCGGGCGCTGGACTTCTGGGCCAAGCACAAGCCATTCAATCCGAAGCTGTCGGCGCCGCTGCGGCAGTTCCTCATCGAGGACAAGTCGAGCGGTACCGGGTTGGTCCAGGAGATCGCCGCTGGCGGGCATATCCCCGTCAAGGGCGTTCCCCGGGACAAGGACAAGCTGACGCGGGTCATGGACGTCCAGAGCTATCTCGAGGCGGGGCTGGTGTGTATTCCGGAAGAAGCCCCTTGGGTGAACGACTTCATCGCGGAATGCGAGGCCTTCACCGCTGACGATAGCCACGCTCACGACGACCAGGTCGACCCCATGGTCGACGCCATCAACGACATGCTCGCCACGGCGGGCAGCGACATAGGGCGCTTCATGGCGCTGGCAAGTACATGATGAACCAAGACGGCTACCTGTCGGCGCTGCTGGGGCCGGGCATGCTGGACGCATTGCCCGGCGGGCTCGGCGCGCTGGACGACCTGGCGATGTACGCCGAGGGCGGTCTGCCGGCCCGTGTCGTGGACATGATCCCGGACACTGCTGTGTCCCGAGGCGTGGTCATCGCCGGCGACGACCGGGTACGCGACGAGCTGGATCGGCTGAAGGCGCTGCCCGCGCTGGCCGACGCCTGGCGCTGGGCGCGCCTGACGGGCGGCGGCGCCATTGTGATCGTCGCCAAGGACGGGCGCGCCTTGCGTGAACCCCTGAACCTTGACGCTCTGGACACGCTTCTGGAGCTCAAGGTCTTCACCTTGGACGATGTTTCCGCCACCGAGAGGAGATATTCCGACCCGAAAGAGGCCAACTACGGCATGCCCGAGATCTACCGCGTGCGCGTGCAGGCGGCGGGCGTGCCTTCGGCCGAGTTCCTGGTGCATGAGAGCCGACTGATCGAGGTGCCGGGAGATCCGCTGCCGGCGCAGCTCAACCGCAAGGGCATTCCCTGGGCGGGGCGGCCGGCGGCGGCGCGGGCGTTTCGGGCGATCCGGCGCTACGGCGAGGGGCTGACCTGGGCGCTTCGGCTGATGGAGAAGAAGCAGCAGGCCGTACACAAGATGAGAGGCCTCGCCGAAGCTATCCAGACTCAGATGGAGGCGGTCGTCCGAAAGCGCGTGGAGATGGTCGACGCCGCCCGCAACGCCTTGAACGGCGTGGCCGTCGATGCGGAAGACGACTACCAGGTGCTCAGCTCGGACATGGGCGGCATCAAGGACACTCTGGCCGAATTTCAGATCGCGGTGTCGGCCGAGGCCGGCTACCCGGTGAGCGTGCTGTTCGGGCGGTCAGCGGCCGGCCTGAACGCTACTGGCGACGGCGACCTCGAGGGGTTCTACAACGCGGTGGCCATGGGCCGTGAGGTGAAGCTGAACCCCGCGCTGGAGCGCCTGGTGTCGTTGATCCGGGCGCAACGCTCATTGGCCGGTACCGGTGCCGCGCAGGGCGAGGCCTGGTCGATCACCTGGCCGCCGCTCAAGCCGGCCTCGGCCAAAGAGGAAGCCGACGTTCGCAAGGCCAACGCCGAGGCCTCCGCCCGCGAAATGGACGCCCTGAGCGCCGCCGTCGACAACGGGCTCAGCCAGGATCAAGCGATGCGCTACATGAAACAGGAAGGGCTCTATGGCCTCGTTCCCGACGCAAACGGTCAAACGGCCTCGTCGTACGCCGCGGCCACCTAAGCAATGGCGCTACCCGCTCGGTGACGAGCAGGACTACGCCCGGGTGCTGCGGACCGCTGCACAGGCCGCCGTTCTGGCCGTCGAGCGGTATGTGATACCCGAGCTGCCACGGGTCCTGCGCGAGGATGACCTGCGCAACACGCCCGCCGGCGACGGGGGCTGGTTCGAGTCGCTGCGCCGAGCCTTCATGGCGGCGCTGCAGGCGGCAGCCTTGCCGGATGGCAAGGCGCAGAGCCTGGCGTCGCTGGTGTCCCAGCGGGTCGAGCGATACAACAAGGAGCAGTATCACCGGATGCTGCGGCGCGCCTACGGCGTGGACGTGTTCAAGGCCGAGCCAGCCCTGGCCCGCATCCTGCGCCCCTGGGAGGCCGAGAACATCGGCCTGATCAAGTCCATCCCGGAGCAATACCTGGATTCGCTGCACGGCCGGGTGGTTGCCGCCGTCCACAGGGGCACATCCCTGCGGGACATGACCCGCGAGATCCGGGAAACCTATGACCTGCCACGCAGGCGCGCCGAACTGATCGCCCGTGACCAGATCGGCAAGCTGAACGGCAACCTGACCGAGTACCGGCAGACCAATATCGGCGTCAAGAGGTACCGGTGGCGGGGCGTGCTGGATGACCGCGAGCGCGATGAGCACGTCGACCGCGAAGGCCAGGAGTTCGATTGGGACGATCCACCGCCGGACGGCCACCCGGGCAAGCCCATCCGCTGCCGCTGCTGGGCCGAGGCCATCCTGCCGGCCCTCGAGGATCTGGACGCCCTCATTGTTCATTGAAGGAAATCCCATGGTGATGCGATATGACCGGGCGCCGCTCAAGGCGACCCGAACGGACGAGGGCTACCTGGTCGACACGCCCGTGCTGACGCGTACCGGCGTCTTCGAATACCGGGACGGCGCGGGCCGTGTGCGCCGGGAATACCGGCCGCCCGAGGAGGTGTTCAACGCCGACTCCCTGGCCAGCCTGCGGGGAAAGCCGATCACCGACGGCCACCCGGGCAAGGTCAACGCCCAGAACGTGCGCCAGCACATGATCGGCACGGCCTTGTCCGAAGGGCGCCAGGACGGCCAGAACATGGTCGGCGACATCCAGATCTTCGATACCGGGCCCGTGGATGCCGGCAACAAGGAGTTGTCGCTGGGCTACGAGCTCGAGCTGGACGAAACCCCCGGGGTATCGCCGCAGGGCGAGCCGTACGACATCGTCCAGCGGCACATCCGATACAACCACCTCGCCGTGGTGAAACGTGGGCGCGCAGGCAATGCGCGCTTGAATCTAGACGCGGCAGACGCCGTGACCAAAACCGATGAGGAACATGACATGAGCACGGTCAAGATCCGACTCGACAACGGCCTGTCCTATGACGCCGCGCCCGAAGTCGAACAGGAGATCAACCGCCTGCGGGCAGACCTGAAAACGGCCACCACCAAGGCGGACGCCGAGGCGGCCCGCGCCGATGCCGAGAAGGCCCGGGCGGATCAGGCGGAGCAGGGCATCGAGCAGGCCCGTCAGGACGCCAAGGGTGCGGCCCTGGCCCGCGTGAAGTTGGAAGCGGTGGCCACCGAGCACAAGGTGGCGTTCAAGGCCGACAGCACCGACCGCGCGCTGCGCGAGGGTGTCATCAAGGCGGTCCGTGGCGACTCGGACGATCTGGCCGACAAGTCCGACGGCTACATCGAGGCGGCGTTCGACCTGGCCGTGGGCGAAGCCAAGAGCCGCCAGGATGCCGTCGAGACCCAGCGCCGCGAGCTGGCCGGCGGCGACCCGTCGGCCGCCCGGCAGCAGCGCTCCGATAGCGCGCCGCCGCCCAAGTCGGCCAGCGCGGCCCGCTCGGCCTACCTGGCGAACCTGAAGAAAGGAGGTGAATGATGCCCGCCATCTACGATGACCGCATGGAGCCGGCCTACGCCGGCATGAAGGCAGACCTGGGCTATGACGATGTCGAGACCTACGCGGCCGCGGGCGCCATTGCCCCCGGCGTGATCGTGGGTGACACCACCGATGACCGCATCGTCGCCGGCCCGGGTTCGCGCATTCGCGGCCTGGCGCTGCACACGCACACCATCCCGCGCGAGGGGGGGTACCGCGAGTTTGACGCGGTGAGCGTGCTGCGCGTTCGCCGCGGCTGGGCCAAGGTGTCGGCCGGTGGCGCCGTGACCAAGGATGGCCCGGTTCGCTGCGCGGCGGACGGCACCGTATCGGACAGTGGCGCTGCCGGTGTGCCCAACGCCGTCTTCCGGTCAGGAGCGGTGGATGTGTCTGGCGGCAAGATCGCGCTGATCGAGTTGCTGGCGCCCTTTGCCGTCCCTGCGGCGCCCTGAGCCGGCCGCCGCCATCCGCAATCACCCCCAAGGCCCCGCATAGGGGCCTTTCTTATTGGGAATCAGCATGGAAAAACACGAGCATTACGACGAGGCCGACCTGCCGGCCGTGAAGAAGATCGTCGTGGCGCTGGCCGGCATGCGCGAGGACGAAGGTCTCTTCAGCGCCCGCCAGTTGGACTACGTCAAGACGCGCACCTACGACAAGAAGCTGCCGCCCATGGTGGGCCTGACGCTGGTGCCGATCTCCACAGAGGTGCCTGAATGGGCTGAGACCTTCACGTACTTCATGTACGACGAGGTCGGCATGGCCAAGATCGTCGCCAACTATGCCGACGACCTGCCGCGTGCCGACGTGAAGGGCGAAGAAAAGATCGCCCAGATCAAGAACATCGGTGACTCCTACGGCTACAGCGTGATGGAGCTGCGGGCGGCCGCCGCCAACCGCAGCGACCTGCCCACCCGCAAGTCGATGGCGGCCCGCAAGGCGATCGAGATCAAGCTGAACCAGATGGCGCTGATCGGCGATCGCAAGTTCGGCCTGTATGGCCTGGTGAACCACCCGAACGTGCCGCTGGTGGTGGGGCTGCACGGTGACTGGCTGAATCCGGCTACGACCCCCGACCAGATCCTGGCCGACCTGGACATGATCTACGACGCGGTGACCAACCAGTCCAAGGACGTGCACACGCCCACCCGCATCGTCATGCCGACCGAGCAGCGCAGCCGCATCTTTTCGCGCCGCGTTCCGGATTCCAACGGCAAGACCGTGGGTCAGTTCTTCCTGGACAAACATCCGGGCCTGCAGATCATCGGCGCCGCCGAGTTCAAGGGGGCGGGCGCCAACGGCAAGGATCTGATCCTGGCTTACGAATACAGCGAGGAAAACCTGGCCATGGAGCTGCCGATGCCGTTCAACCAGTTGGCGGCGCAGGCCCGAGGCCTTGAGCTCGTCGTGCCGTGCCTGGCGCGAGCCGGCGGGGTGGTTGTGTATTACCCGCTGTCGATGGCGAAAGGGGATATCTGATGCTGTATTGCGAAAACCGCACCAAGGCGGTCATCAACATCGGTGGCCATACCGTGATCGCGCCGACGCGCGCCGCGTGGGTCAACCCCGAGGACCGTGGCGTCCAGGATCTGATCGACCGCGAGCTGCTGGTCGAGACGGACCCGCCTGGCGAGGACGCGGTTGTGCCGCCGGGCCGCGGTGACAAGCAGGCCCCTGCGGCGATGGCGGACAAGGAGCCGTCCACGGTCAAGGAGCTGAAAGCCTGGCTCGATGAGCAGGGCGCCCAGTACTCGCCGTCGGCTTCCAAGCCGGAGCTGCAGGGCTTGTACGAGGCCCTGAAGGCCGGCGCTCCGGGTGACGGCGGCGGAGATACGCCGGCCGGCGGCGGCTCGCAGGAGTCGTAAGCATGGCGGCCACCATCGACGATCTGGATTTCCTGGCGCCGGCGGTGGCCAGCTTGCCGGCGCCGGAAAAGGAGCGGGCGCTGGCCATGGCCGCCGACTACCGGCCGGCATGCCTGCCCGCCAAGTTGCAGGACGAGGCACAGCTTTGGTACGCCGCCTGGCTGCTGTACGGCATCAAGGCACAGCGCACAGCGGACGCCGACGGCGTGGTGGCCAGGCCTGGCCTGGTCAGTGAGAAGGAAGGCGACCTGCAGCGCGTCTATGGCCGAGTGGCTGGCGCGGAAGACCCCGCGGGCTTCTACGACAGATACGAACGGCTGGCGCGCATTTGCAAGGTCGGCGCGGCCACCATAAGGAGCATTTCCCGTGGCGGTTAAGGCGATCGACAAGGGGCTGGAGGCGCATGCGCGTCTTGCCAAGGCCATCAACGGGCGCGGCGTCGAGTTTGGCATCCAGCGCGACGCTGGCCGAGACCCGAAGACGGGGATCGAGCTGATCGAGATCGCGATCTGGAACGAGCTGGGCACCGAGCACATCCCGGCCCGGCCTGCCATCCGCGACTTTGCCGAGAAGAATGGCGAAGTGCTGGGCGTGGCTATGGAGCGGATGGCGGGCGCGGTCCAAGACGGCAGCCTGACCGTGGAGCAGGCCCTGGATCAGTTGGGTACGTTCGCTGAAAAGCACCAGAAGGCGCACATCCAGCAGTCCAAGGAATGGGCCAAGCCCAATGCGAAATCGACGGTGGCCAGGAAGGGGAGCGATGTGCCCCTGATCGACCACGGGCTGCTGGTGAACGCTGTCCGATACCAGAAGGTGTAGTGGCATGAGTTTCCGAAAGCCACATGTCATCCGTGGCCAGTTGCCCGGCCGCCGGGAGCGCGGGCGCTGGATCGAGGGCGAGCCCATTCCCGATAGAACCATTTCCGCCTCGGTGCAGCCGGCCAAGGTGGGCGACTACGAGCAATTGCAGGCGACCCCCGAAGGGCGCCGCATACGGGCGGCCGTCCGGATCTACACGTCCGAGCTGTTGAGCGTGGCCGGCCAGGACTGGACCGGCGGCGATCGGCTGGTCTGGGGTGCGGGGCCACTGGCGGGCGAATACCTGCTGGTGGGCGTGGCGCCCTGGCAGTCGGGCGTCATTCCCCATTACCGCTACCTGGCCGTGTTGTTGGCCGACCAGGAACAACAGGATTCCCAGAACACCCCGGCAACCTGGGTCGGGCGCGGACGGGGCTAAGCGTCCGCAGGGTCTCTCCCCGGGTCCGGCCGGGCAATCCAGGTCACCGGAGAGGGCAGCGCCGAGTCGCAGCGCGTGCAAGCACGGGCGCGATAGTCCCATCGGCGCACACATCCACAGGACAACCATGACACCGGAAGACGCGATTTTCGAACTGATCGAGGCGGCCGCCGCCGGCATCCCCGTGATATTCGCCAACGAGAACGGCACACGGCCGGCGCCGCCGTACATCGCCCTGGCGGTGCGCTGGGCGCAGGCCAGCCGGGCGGAGCGAGGCGAGGTGGATGAGCACGGCAACGCGTTGATATCTCAACACAATGACGCCACGGTGGAGCTGCAAGGGTTCGGCGCCGGTGCCTATGACGGCCTGGACACGCTTCAGCTACGCCTGCAACACCCCGAATTCGAGGAGCGCGCCGAAGTCCTTGGCCTGGCGGTCTTTGATCGAGGCCGCCTACAGAACATTCCCGTCTTGCGCGAGGGGGTGCGGTATGAGCAGCGCGCCCTCCTGGAGCTGGGCGTGCGCTATGTCGTTGCAAGCCTGGCGGCCGTGCCTGTTATCGAATCGATCGCGCCCGCCGCGTAAGCGCGCGGCCGCTCCCCCCTTTGCCACCCGGCCGCCTTGCAGGCGGCTTTTTTACTGGAGCCACACATGGCAAACCTCGAACGGATCGTCAATGTGGCGATCTCCCTGAACACCACCGCGATCAAGCAACAGAATTTCTCGGACATCCTGGTGCTGGGCGCGCACGCGCTGGCGGTCGGCCGCATCCTGGTTGTCTCCGAGGCGGCTGAACTGCTGGAGCTGGGCCTGAGCCAGGCCGATCCGCTTTACATCGCCGTGCGCGACGCCTTCAAGCAGATCCCGACCGTGCCACGAGTCTTCGTTGGCCGGCGCCATGTAGAGACCTCGCGCGTCACGGTAACGCGGGCGAACGCCAGCGACTATGCAATCACGTTGTCCTGGCGAGGTCAGGATGGCAACGTCCAGTCGGTAACGTCCACGTTCACCGGCCTGGCCGACAGCACGCCGGCAACCATCGCCACGGGCTTGGTGCAGGCCATCGTCGCCAGCGGTGCGCCGGTGTCGCCGACTTCGGTCGGCTCGGAAATCTCCATTACGGCAAAGGACGCTGGCACCGCGGTGGCGGTCGCGGTCAAGGGCAATCTGTCGGTGGGTATCGCGACCAGCTCGGAAACGCCGACGGCTGCCCTGGCCGCTTGCAGCAAGGAAAACGCCGACTGGTACGGCGTTGCGCTGGCCAGCCGCAAGGAGGCCGACATCCTGGATGCTGCCGAATGGGTCGAATCGAACGGACGGCTGTTCGGCGTTTCCAGCGCCCAGGCCGGCATCCTCGACGCGGCCGTCACCGACGACTTGGCCTCGAAATGCCAGCAGAAGCAGTATTTCCGGACGCACGTCTGGTTTCACGGCGAGGCCGACAGCCAGGCGCTGGAAGCGGCGGTCGCGGCCAACCGCTTCACGTTCTATCCGGGCGGGGAAACCTGGGCCAATGCGCGCCTGGCTGGTATCACCTACGACGGGCTGACCGAGGGCCAGGCGCTGGCGGCCCACGCCAAGAACGCCAACACGTTCGAGCAGATGCGCAGCTTCGCCGTGACCCAGAACGGCAAGGTGGCCGCGGGCGAGTGGATCGACGTCATCCGCGGCCGCGACTGGCTGGCCGAGCAAGTCAAGATCGAGGTGGCCACCCAGCTCGTCAACGCGCCCGGCAAGGTGCCGTTCACCGACGATGGCATCCAGGTTCTGGTGACCGGCGTGCGCAAGGCGCTGATGCTGGCGCAGACCCGAGGCCTGGTGGCACCCGACGAAGTCGACGCCGCCGGCAAGATCATCCCGGGCTTTGTGATCTCTGCGCCGTTGTCGATGAACATCCCCGCCAATGACAAGGCCAACCGCGTCCTGCGCGACCTCAAGTTCAGCGCTCGCCTGGCCGGCGCCATCCATGTCAGCGACATCAAGGGCAACCTTACCTATCAACAAATCTAAGCGGAGCACCTGAGCATGTCCGTAAAAAGCTATGCCCCGAGCCGGGTGAAGATCGTGATGGGCGCGATCGCGCTCAGCGGCCTGGCCGAAGACACCTTTGTCACCGTGGCCGAGATCGGCGAGGGAATTACCTCGGTCTCGGGCGTCGATGGCGAGGTGGCCCGCGCCATGTCGCGCGATTCGCGCCTGCGCATCACCGTGACGCTGTTGCAAACCAGCGCCAGCAACGCGCTTCTGTCGGCCTTGCACCAGGCCGACAAGGCGACCGACGGCGACGGCGCCGTGCCCGTGGCCGTGACCGACCTGCGGGGCAAGTCGTTGCACGCCTCGGATTCCGCCTGGATCGTCAAAAGCCCCGAAGCCGGCTACGGCGCCAAGGTCGGCACCCGCGAATGGGTGATCGAAACGGGTCCTTCCATCAACGTCATCGGAGGCAATAGCTGATGAGTCGCACGCTGTCGGTTCCCATTGGAACCACCACCTTCCATATCCTCAAGTTCGACGCATTCACTCAGCTCAAGCTGCTGGGCGATCTGCAGAAAGAAATCCTGCCGGCGGCCGGTTCGCTGTTTGGCGCCGTTGTGGGCGGCCAGGCGAGCGACGGCTCGGTTGGTGCTGGCGAGGCCACACTGCAGGACGAGCAGGCCGTCATGCAAGCCCTGCGACACCTGTCCAGCCGCCTGGGCGGTGACGACCTGCAGAAGTGGTTTGGGCTGCTGGTCGGCCCGGACAACGTCAGTTTCGAACTTGATGGCCGCGAGCCTCAAAAGCTCACCGACGCTCATCGCGGGCTGGCGTTCCAGGACTTCTCCGAAATCCTGGAGCTCATGTACCACGTCCTAGTGCACAACTTCGCCGGCCCTTTGGCGCGTTGGGCCAGCCGCTTTGGTCTGGCCCGCGGGAAGCTGGGGAATCTGTCGGCGTCTTCCGCCCCGACTTTGAGCGAGAGCTGATCATCTGGCGGCCGATCCTGGCCCGTCTCGTCAGTCCCGAGGCAGCGCGCCAGGGGCATGTGGATCTGCTGGACATCCTGAAGCTGAATGCCCTGATGGACGCGCAGGAAGCCCAGCAGGCCCACGCCAATAGGAAAGACCGATGAATGTAGTTCGCGAGCTGGTTACCCTCCTGCGGTACGAAGTGGACGATTCGGGTCTCCAGAAGTACCAGCAAGCCTATTCGGAGGTCCAGAACACCATTGCACGGGTCACCGAATCCGCCGTGCAACGCATGCGAGAGAGCTTACGGCAGGCCGCGACCCTGCGACCCGCAGCCGTACCCGCGCCAGCCGTGAACACGCCGACGTCCGTAGGCCTGCCGTCGGTACCTCGTGGCGCGGCTGCGGCTGTTGCTGGCGTTGGGGCGGCATCGGCTTTTCCGGTCAACGTCGCGGACGCGCGAGCTCGGATTGGGCAGGTTCAGGCCGCCTACGGCACCTTCATGGCCAAGGCGCGCAGCGGCCTGCACACGGTTCGGGAAATCGGAATCGGTACCTGGGAGGGCATTCGCCTGGGCATCCAGGACGCCCGCCAGGCTCAGGACAGAATGACCCGCGCGCAATGGCAGGGCGTGCGCGTACTCAAGGAGCAGGCCGGCGCCCTCTCGGGCCTGCGCAAGATCGTCGGCACGGTGTTCGGCGTGGCGGTGGTCCGGCGGATCTTCAGCGACATCGATGCGTGGGGCCAGATGGAGGCCCGCATGCGCCAAGCGACCGCCTCGGCGCAGGAGTACTCGGAGGTCGACCAACAACTGGCCCGCGTGGCCCGCCTGACCTACAAATCGTACGAGTCCAGCGCCGAGCTGTTCGTCCGCACGCGCCGCACCATGGCCGACCTGGGCAAAAGCACCCAGGACACGGTGGACGTGACGGAAGGGCTGGCGCTGGGGATGGCGCTGTCCAGCACCAAGGCGCAGGACCAGGAATCGGTCATTGCCTCGCTGACCACCGCGATCATGCAGGGCAAGCTGGCCATGCACCAGTACAGCACGCTGATGCGGGCGGCGCCTCGCCTGCAGGTGGCGCTGGCGGATGGGCTGGGCCTGACCACGGACAAGCTGCTTGAGCAGGTGAAGGCCGGCCGCCTCACCAGCGACAGGTTCCTGCCGGCGCTTCAGTCGCAACTGTTGAAGATGCGCATCGAGGCGCAGGACATGCCTGTGACCATGGCGGATGCCATGACGGTCTGGAACAACGCCTTTCAACGGTTCTGGGGACAGGCGTGGCTCGGGCGCCAGGCGGTGCTGGCTGTCACCCGCGCCATTGAGTTCCTGGCCGATCACATTCAGACGGTGGTTGGGCTGCTGGCCCTGACCGGCGGCGCCTGGGGCTTGGTGAAGCTGCGGGCTTGGCTTCGCCTAGCCACGGTGCAATCGGGCGGGCTCATCCGTTCGCTGGTCTCCGCCACGCGCGCGGCGATCGGGCTGGATACGGCCATGGCGCTACGCCGCGGTCCCGCCGGCGCGCGCCGGATGCTCGCGCTCTGGAACCGTGCGCTTGTGCCGATGCTCCGCATGGCCGCGCTGCTGTACACGATCTACCTGCTGATGGACGACATCGGCGTTTGGTATCGGGGCGGCGACTCGATGCTTGGCGACCTGATCGGCCCGGTGGAGGAATGGAAGGAAGAGATCCGGGCGGTCAAGACTTTCCTCATACAGATCATGGACATGCTTGGCGGAGCCGGCCAGGACCTCAAGCCCTGGCTCAAGGGGCTTGGCACGATCCTGATCATGGTCTACGGGCTGTGGAAGATCTTCCGAGGGCTGTTGTGGGTTCTCGCTGTGGTCCGCGATGTGTTCGTGTTCCTGGCGACGCGGGTGGTGCCGATGCTCTGGCGTGCCTTCGTGATGACGCCGTGGGGCCGCATCGCGACGCTCGTCATCGGCGGCCTGTGGCTGATCTGGAAGTACTGGGATCAGATCAACAAGGCCCTGGGCGATGCCTGGACCTGGCTTCGGAGCAAAGCCAAAGGGACCTTCTTCGAACCGGTCCTCGAGTACATCGACGCATTGTGGGCGTTCTGGGTGGAGCTGGTGAAGGGCGTTGTTGCCCTGTTCACCGGCGACTGGGACGGCGCGATCGCGCATTGGCGCAACGCCTTCAGCGGCTTGTGGAAGTTCTTCGAGGATATCGGCGGTCGCATGATCGCCAAGATCCAGGAGATCGGGGCCGCCATCACCAAGTGGATTACCGCCAAGGTCGAGACGGCCGCGAAGTGGCTGGAGCGGCTGCTGCCGGGGGACATGCTGACCGACGACCAGAGGGCAGGCATGGCAGCCCCGAAGGAGCTGCTGGGTCACAAGGCTGTCTGGCAGGCGTTCGCCGGCGGGGCGGGAATTCCGCTGGTATCGGCCGGTGCTGCCGTCCGCGCCGGCGCGCCTGGTGGGCGAGGCCCTATGACCGTAGAGATCCACAACGAAACCACGGTCAATGCGCCTGGCGCCGATCCGAGCGCGGTTGCCGGCGCGACCGCGCGCGGCCTGGTCAACACCCAGCGGCGCAGCATTGACCGCCTGGCAGAGTTTCTGGACTTTCATACGGGCGTAGAAGCCGCAAGATAGGGGTAGAGCTGCGATGAGCTTCGTGTCGATGGTATTCGGATGGAGCGGGGGCAGCAGCATCGGCGTGCTGCCCCTGGACGCCCTGATCAGCGAGAGGACCTCGCTCAACAGCCGGGCGACCGAGTACCCGGTCGAGGACGGCCCGCCGGTGACCGACCACGTCGTGCAGGAATCGGAGCTGCTGACCCTGGAAGGTTGGGTGACGGCAGCCGAGGCCTCCTTGCTGGGCGGGATAACGACCATGGCTTCGCGCATCGGCGGCCACGGCGGAGGCGGCCGTTCCAAGCTGATCGGGGCCAAAGAGGCACTGCGCAAGATCCACGCAGGCCGGCTGCCCGTAACCGTCGTGACCGGCTTGGACGTCTATGTCGGGTTCGTCATGGAGCGGTGCGATATCGACCGCAACAACGAGGACGGCGAGCGGTTCAGCATCAGCGCGGACTTCCGCAAGATCCGCAAGGTCGCGATGCGCCAGGCCGTGATCCCGCCCGAAAAGGTCAAGGGCGGCGTGAAGGGCAAGGCGGGCGCCACCAAGACCAACGCCGGCAAGGCCACCCCCAAGGAAGTGTCGGTGCTCAAGAGCGATACCGGCCAGATCATCGGGAAGATCAAACAGGTCATCTTCGGGAAATGACGCGATGCTGCAGATACCGATCCTGGACGCCAATGACAGCCTCACTGAGGTGGAGCTGGACGGCGCCACGTTCTTTCTGGGCCTGTCCTGGAACAGCGAGGCCGAACGGTGGACGCTGTCCATCGAGAACGCCTACAACGAGGTGATCGTCGCCGGCATCGCCGTTGTGCCCGATACGCCGTTGCTGGCGCTGTATCGGCACTTGGCGGTGCCGGCCGGCGAGCTGGTGGCGCTGGCGCCCGACCGGCGCGATGCGATCGACCGGGAGGCTTTGCCCGCCGGCAAGGTGGCGTTGGCGTACGTCGAGGCGGCTGAGGTGGCCCATGGCGCGGTTTGATCGTGTGTACCGCCTGCTGGTGGGCAAGCCGAACCAGAAGGGGCTGGAGATCCGGCAGCCCATGCGGGTCACCTTCGAAGTCAGCAAGGACGCCCAGGAAGAGCCCAACGACCACAAGATCAGGATCTACAACCTGGCCGCGGACACTCGCCGGGCGCTGGAGGAGCCGGGTTTGCGCTGCGTGCTGTACGCCGGCTATGGGGAAGAGGGCGGGCCGCTGTTGATGGCGTCGGGCAGCGTGGTTTACGCATACACCTGGTACGAACTGCCGGATGTGGTGACCGAGCTTGCCGTGAAGGACGGCTACACCGAAGTGAGGGACACCGCCGTCTCGATTGGCCTGGGGGCGGGCGCGCAGGCCAGCGCCATCATCCGGGATGTGGCGAGCCAGATGGGATTGCCGTTGGTGATGGCCGACGACGTGCCCGACCGCCGGTGGCAGCAAGGGTTTTCGTTCTATGGCGCCGCCCGTACGGCCTTGCACAAGGTGACGCAGGGCACCGGTCTGGAATGGTCGATCCAGAACCAGCAATTGCAGGTCGTGCGCCGGCGCGGGACGACCCGTCGCAAGGCGGTGGTACTGGCGGCTGACACAGGACTGATCGGCTATCCGGAGCGCACGCGCGAGGCGGCAAGGGAAAAAGCCCGTGTGCGCGACGGCCAGACAAACGACGACGTGCGCCTGGTCAGCGCCCGCCAGCAACGCGACGGCTGGCGGGTGACCTCGTTGCTGCTGCCCACGATCAACCCGGGCGACCTGGTCAAACTGGAGAGCCGCACGGTGCAGGCCTTCCAGCGGGTGGAGGCGGTGCGTCACTACGGCGACAGCGCCGGCGGCGACTGGCAATCCGAGCTGCAGCTGGTCGATCCGCATTTGCCGCGTCGACAGAAGGGAAAGACATGAACAACCCGATTGCAGGGCTGCGGGCCCTGATCGACGCCGAGCTGGCAGACGTGTATACGACCCTGCCGGGGGAAGTCGTGTCCTATGACGGCGTCACAGTGACGGCACGCCCGGCGCTGGCCAAGCGCTTGGCCAATGGGGATGTCCTGAAACCGCCCCAGATCGTCCGGGTGCCGGTCAGGTGGTTCACGGGGGACGTGAACGGCGCGCAGGCGCTCATATCCGTGCCGCTCAAGCCGGGCGACCCCATCACGCTATCGTTTTCGGCCCGTTCCATTGAAAACTGGCTGGCCGGCGACGACGGGCCGCCCGACGATCCCCGCCAGTTCGACCTGTCGGACGCGTTCGCCAGCCCCGTGGTGCGGCCGGGAATCGCCAGGGCCGATACCGAGAATCTGAGCATTCAGTACGGCCAGGCCTCGATGAAGCTGTCGCCCACCGGCGTACTGAGCTTCGTGGTGGCGTCCTGGACTGTGCAGGCCGAGCAGACGACCTTCAACACGCCCCTGACCGTGAACGGGCCGCTACGGTACACGCAGGGTCTGTCCGGCGAAGGAGGCGAGGGCGGCGCATCGATGACCGTCCGCGGCGGTGTGGCGTTCGAGGGCGGCCGCCTTACCCATGACGGCAAGGATGTAGGAGCCACGCACGCGCACCCCAACGGCATGGGCGGAATGACGGAGAAACCTGTCTGATGACGATCGATCTTGCTCTGTCCGACGACCATGACTTGGCGCTGGACCTTGTCGGCCGTGCCTCGCTGATCGATGGCGCCGCCAAGGTGGCGCAACAGATCAAGGTGACGCTGCTGGCCTTTCTGGGCGAGTGGTTCCTCGATACCAGCTTCGGCGTGCCGTATTTCGAGGAAGTCCTGGTGAAGGCCCCCAATCGAGCCGCGGTCGAGGCGGCGTTTCGCGCCCGGATCGGTGACGTGCCTGGCGTGTCCCGCGTTCGGCGCCTGGGGCTGGAAATCGATCACGGCCGGCGGCTTCTGCGCGTCTCCTACGAGGCCGACACATCGGCGGGACTGCTTGCCCAGGTAGTCGACCTGCATCGCCCCTGAACCCATTTTCTTGAGTAATCCATGGCCTACGGTCTCACGCCGGACGGGTTCGTCCGCATGCGCCTGCCTGAAATCCGGCAGGAAATCATCGAAGACCTGCGCGCCAGGTTGAGGGCGGCAGGCGTAAACGACGCCGTCGAAACGCGGCCAGACAGTGTCATCGGCCTGCTGATCGACACCTTCGCCGAGCGAGCGGCGGCCCTCTGGGAGCAAATGGAGGGCGTTTACCTGTCGATGTATCCCGGCTCGGCCATCGGCGTGTCGCTGGATCGGTCGGTCGCCTTCACCGGCGTGACCCGTCAACCTGACCAGCAGGCGCGAGCCTATGTCGTCCTATATGGGACCGAGGGGGCGGCCGTTCCCGCCGGCGCCTTGGTGCGCCACCGGGTCAGTCAGAACCTCTGGACGCTTGTCGGAGATGCGCAGATCCGCCGAGCTGCCGCTGCCGACGTGTGGCTACGGCCCGTGGTGACGCCCGCGTCGCTGTACGAGGTCGTCGTTGACGGTCAGGCCTATTCCTATACTTCCGGCCCCACCACCAACCTGCCGGCGATCCTGGCCGGCCTGGTGGCCGCGTTGGCGTCCACTGGCCTGGCCGCTTCCAGCGACGGCGCGGCTATTCGCCTCCGAACCGATGGCCGGGTGGCGCGCGCTTTCAACTGGTCGCCGACCTTGGACCTGGTGCGCCTGGGCTCACCGGCGCTGGCCGTCTCGGCCGACCCGTCGGAAGAAGCGGCCGCGCCGGGCGACTTGAACGGCATCGTGACGGCCGTGGATGGTTGGGAAGCGGTGGAGAATTTGCAGGCCGGCGTTCCGGGTCGCTTGGCCGAGAATGACGCCTCGCTGCGGGCGCGGTATCCCACCGGCTTGTTCCGTCTGGGGGCGGCGACCCTGCCAAGCCTCGCGCCAAACATCCGGGATCAGGTGCCTGGTGTGCGGGCGCTGCGCGTGTTTCAGAACACCAGCGACGACGTTGACGCGGCAGGCCGGCCGCCGCATTGCATCCATGTGGTCGTGGACGGCGGTCTGGACGACGAAGTCGCCCAGGCGATCTTCTGGACCAAAGGGGGCGGCATCGATACCCATGGGACGACACGCGTCGTCGTGACCGACACGCAAGGCGCCCGGCATCCTATCCAGTTCGACCGGCCGCAACGGGTTTTTGTCTGGGTGTGGTGTGCGGTGACGCTGCTGCCACCCTCTGAGCAGGCCTTCCCGCCGGATGGATTCGACGCGATCACGGCAAGTCTCGCCGCGGCGGGCGATGGCTTCTCGATCGGGGACGACGTGATCCGCCAGCGGCTCTTCGGCGCGATCTACCGCACGCCGGGCATTGCCACGGTAGACCTGCGGCTGGCCCATTCCACCGATCCCACGTTCGTCCCCCAGCAGGCCGACTACACCACTTCCAACATCGACATCCTGGATTCCCAGGTGGCCGTGTTTGACCAATCTCGCATCAAGGTGACCTGATGGACCTGAGGCAAGACCATGCCGGCATCGCTTGGTCCCACTGGCTGGGCCAGTTCCAAGGCAAGCCGAAGCTTGAAGCCTTGGTCAAGGCGTTGCTGAAGCCAGCCGATGGGCTGCAGGGCGCCTTGCTCGCCATGTACGAGCAGCGCTGGCTGGATACGGCCGAGGGGCGGCAGCTCGACGGCATCGGCGAAATCGTCGGACTGCCTCGCATGATCGATGACGCGATCTATGTGCGGTTCTTCGGTTTCGCCGGGCAACCAAACGTCGGCGGCTTTGGTGAAGTGCGACTGCGCCGAGCCAACGAGCGGTCGGTGGCCGGCTCGACCCGGTTGCTCGATGCCGAGTATCGAAAGCTGCTGTATTGGAAGATCGCCTTGAACAACGGCCACGGCACGACGCCCGAGATCACCGCCTCGCTCAAACCCATTTTCGACGTCGCCAGGGTGGTGGTGCAGGACGCCGGCAACGCCAAGATCCGCATCTGGGTGAGCCGTATTCCAGGGCCGAACGACCCGCTGATGGTCAATCCCTACAAGTGGGTGCCGGCAGCGGCCGGTGTGGGCGTGCAAATCATTACCGGCTCGACGGAACGGCCATTTGGCTTTCGTGAGCAGGGCTTCTACGGTTTTGGCGCCGGCGTGCTGGCGCGGGAAATTCACTGATGGCTGAAACCAACTTCTTCGAGCTTTTCAAGGCGACGTGGGCGCAGAACGGAACTACGGATCGCATCTCCGCTGCGCAATACGGCACCGGCTGGGCGTACATCGGTTCGTTGCCGCCGTCGGTGGAGCAATTCAACGCGGTGCAGCAGATCACCGATCAAAAGCTGACCTGGATCTATCGGCACCTGGAGGCCGTGGCCACGCTGACGGGCCGGGCGCTCACGGCGCCGGGCAGCGATGCGATCTCCTATGCATTTCAGAACCTCGACGCCTCGAGGCTGACCGCTGGCACCGTGCCGGTAGAGCGCCTGCCGGAAAAGGCGCCCGCTATGACGGTCGGCGCCGCAGCTAAGTGGGAAACGCCGCGTAGTATCTCGATCAGCGGCGGGGCCATCGCCGTGGCAAAGCCCTTCGATGGTTCGGCCAACCTGGCGCTGGATGTGACCAGCGTGAGCATGAACATGGCTGCAGGTGTTCTGGCGCCCGTGAACGGTGGCACCGGCCAGAATTGGATTCCGCCCGGCAACTACCTGGTCGGCAACGGCACGGCCACCATGACCTCCAAGACACCCGCCCAGGTGCTGGCCGACATCGGCGCCGCGCCGCTGGGCAGTGACCGCCGAGTCCCCGAGATCAACAGCCGCTACCCCAACATGCGGAGCGCCACAGCCGGTAGTGACCTGAACACATACACCGAGTCGAACGATTTCTACATCCATGCTCCCGCGCCCAACACGCCGCCCGGCTGGACCGGCGAGGCACTGCTGCGCGTACGATCGTGGGCGTCACTGGTTTTTCAGGAATTTATCCATTGGGGAGATGGGGCTACCCGATGGTGGCGGATGAGAGTGAGCCTGGCGGCTGGCTGGGGGCCATGGCACAAGGTTGCCGAACTGGACGGCCCAGCGTTCACAGGTACGCCCACCGCACCGACGCCGGCGTTGACGGACAACAGCACCCGGCTCGCCACTACCGCTCATGTTGCGGGTTCTGTGCGTGCTGCGGTCGACGCATATGCCGCTACGAGAGGACGTTCCACGGCCCAATTCGGTGCGACGGGCTGGTGGCGCTGTGGCGATACCGGATTTATCCGGCAGTGGGGCGTTTCGAGGATCCCCTACGACTCGGAGGCCTGGGTGACGTACCGCATCGCCTTTCCGAATATGTGCCTGGGCGGAAATGCTACGCATGCGGAGCGATTCCTAGTATCGCAAGACGCTGGCGTTGGGTTGATCGACGCCGGTTCCACCGCTGCGATCGTCCGCAATGGGGTAGGCGGTGACTCGCGGGGCTACTTGGCAAACCCTGCCGATCGAGCCTCGTTGATCTACTGGGAAGTTTGGGGATACTGATGACGACCTACTATTTCTCGCCCAGCCGGTTGGCGTTCTATCCGGACAGCTTGCGTGATGTGTACGAGGCCAGCCCCCAGGGTTGGCCGGACGATGGTGTCGAGGTCAGTCCCGAGCTTTATGAGCAACTGTATGCCGAACACTTGCAAGGGCGTGTGTTCTGCGCTGGGCCCGACGGTGGGCCGATGACAAAGGAGCCTGATCCGCCGACGCCTGAACAATTGGCCGCTACTGAGCGCGCCTGGCGTGGATCGCAGTTGGATGCTACCGACGCTCTGGTCCAGCGCCATCGAGACGAGCTCGAGGACGGGGCCAACACCACATTGAGCGCCGAGCAGTACCAGGAGCTGCAGGTGTATCGCCACGCCCTGCGAGAGTGGCCGGAGACAGAAGGCTTCCCGGCGGCCGATCTGCGCCCTGTGGCGCCAGCCTGGTTGTCCCAGCGCTGACCAGGCGCTCGCATCCGTATCGCTCATAGACCGCCTTGGCGGTCTTTTTTTCGTCCATTCGGGAGGCAGCAATGCGACCCCATCAAAGGAATTTCTGCATGGAACCCACATCTGCCGGCTTTGGCGGCGGCGCCGCGGTGAAAGTGGCGCTGGCCTACGGCGCGCCCGCCGCGCTGGCCGCCATCCTCGGGCTGCTGATTATGCCGCCCAAGACCTCGAGGGAGTTCACAGTGCGCTCGATATGCACGGTCGCTTGCTCGTTCATTTTCGGGCCGGCGCTGGCTGTGGCCGTCCTTACCTGGAAGCCCAGCCTGATGGAAGCCATGACCTGGCTTGCCCGGCACGGCGCAGACGGTGACGACCTGGCGCTGGCCAGGTTCTATGTCCTCGGGCCGAGCATGTTGCTCGCGGGCTTGCCGGCCTGGTGGGTCCTGGGCGCCTATATGCAGTGGATGTCGCGCATCCGGGAGATAGGTGTGGTTGCGTGGGTGAAAGAGGTACTGGCGCTGTTGCCCTGGCGCCGGACGGGCGGGGAGGGGTGAGCATGGATTTGAAGGTCATTGTGGAGCGTGCAATCGATCCGGCGCTGGCGTTGCTACCTGCGCGCATGGATACGCCCGCGGCGCGCGTCATGTTGCTGGCGATCGGCCTGCAGGAAAGCCGCTTCGTGCATCGGCGCCAGATCGGCGGGCCGGCACGCGGTTTCTGGCAATTCGAGAAGGGTTCGCGTGCGAGCCGTGGGGGCGTCTGGGGCGTATGCCTGCACCCAGCGAGCAAGGGCCACCTGGCGGTGCTGTGCAAGGCCCGCAGCGTGGCGTGCGACCCGGATGCGATCTATGCCGCGCTCGAGTATGACGACGTGCTGGCCGCCGGCGTCGCGCGGCTGCTGCTTTGGACCGATCCCAAGGCGCTGCCGCCAGTCGGCGATGCTGAGGCAGGCTGGGCGTTGTATCAGCGCACCTGGCGCCCTGGCAAGCCGCACCCGCAAACCTGGCCGGCGCTGTATGCCCAGGCCATGCCCGCCTTGGAGGTCTGACCATGCCCGCATTTGTACAACGGCTATGGGGCTACGTGGTCGCCGCCCTGGCAGCGGTGGCCGCCGTGCTGCTGGTCTACCTGCGCGGGCGCAGCGCGGGCCGTGCTGATGAGCGCCAAGAGCGCAACGAGCAAGTCAACGAACAGGCGGCGAAGGCTCGCCAGGAGGTGCGCAATGTGGAAAACGAGGTTGCCCGTATGGACGATGATGCTGTTTCTGATCGCCTTAAGTCTGACTGGGTGCGCGGCCCCGGCCAGGGTGGGCGTTGAGTACTGCGATCATGCGAGGCCGATCTATTTCGGTTCAGCCGAGCAGATTGACCAAACGCCCGCGCCGATTCGGCGTCAACTGTTGGAACGGAATGAGGCGTGGCGTAAATTGTGTAACCGCTCTTGAGGTGTTTTCTGCTAATCATCGAATGGCGACCTGGATCATGCTGATTCAGCCGCTGTAAAAATTGTCGATTGTGGTGTTGTGAATAACAAAAAATTGATTTGCTAAAATCAAGCTTTAAAAATAAGGGATGCTATGGACAGCGCGCCTATCGATTGGAGTTGGTTTTTTAGTTCAGTTGCCCAGTCTGCGGCTGCGATGGTTGGCATCATTGGTGGTTTTGTTATCGGAAAGATCCTCGCAATCCAGCAACAGCACGCTGAATTGGCGAGAGAGGTGCAGCATATTGTAGATAGAGGAAGAGAGATAGCGGAAAGTTTCGCAGGAGTGCGCCATGACGCAATTGACGATTGGTATTCGATGAAAACGGATTTTGAGGCGCGAAAGACACTCGGTCCAGATTCCAACTTAGATCCAACATCTCTCGTGGCCTCGATGCGTGAGAAGATTGTTTTTCCTCCCTGGGTCGAGGATGCAGATATATTAAAGTTTATTGCGTCGAGAGTTGCCGCAGTTAGAAATTTTTTGGATGTCGCAGAACGGCGAGCAGAAGCTAATCTAGAACCTGAAGAATTTAAGCCTGAATTTGGTATATGCAGCAGTCTTTCGGTCAATTTTAGGCAAGAGCTGGAATTTATGTGTAGCCTTCGCCAACAGGCGGAGGAGCACATTCAGCGCATTGGCTTTTTTATGAAAAATCGATCGTCAGCTTCGCCGAGATGGCTTATTCCCATAACATTAGCAGTAGTGGCATTCCTTTTTTTTGCGGGTGTCATATATCCACTTAGTTTTTTGCCAATAAAGCCCGGCTCTGTTCCTGAGCTTGAATATACCGTCTCTGCATTCATGGAAATTCTATGCTCGCTCCGGGGTGTCGTGCTGACGTTGATTTCAGCAGCTGTCATGGCTTTACTTGTACTTTTTGGGTGGCTATATTCGGTTTCTACTAAACATCCCCCATTGTGGAGGAAAATGGTCGAACTTCTAGACCTAAAGGCGTACTCTCCCTATTTCTCTTCTTGGGAGTTCGTCGATTGGTTGGAGGGGCGAGAGTCAGTTGTACCGCCAATAGAAACGGGATCTACTTGAGGGTGATTGAAGTCAACGTTATATCGCGTTCGCCGCTTTTTATCGTAGTTCATGTCTCCAGGGGCAATGTCCCAACCTGTGCGAGGTTGGGGCGAACGCACGGTAGCCGCCGCCAGGCGTTGCGAGCGTGATCGATCTCTCATGAGAATTGCTAGGCCGCGTCTGTTACGGTCCAGTGGCTGGCGATTCGAGAAGGTCGTGCACCGGTCCATTCTTGCTGTCAACTCGGCCCGGGCATGCCCCTGTGCCGGAGGTGACAAGCTATGGCTGGGACGACTTCGCGCGCAGTTATATGGTTCTGGCGGTTCGGTACGGTCAATGCGCGGCGCGGCACTGGTCTACGGTGAAGGCGTGGCCGCTGCCTTAGGACCTATAGGTACCAACTCCTTTAGCCGCATCTTCCACCATCGTGGTTCGGCCCCTTGGCGAACAATGACAAACTCGTCTGGTTCGTCCATGAGAATGTCGACGCCATGGGGCGTGCGCCATCTATACAGGTCTGTTCCAAATTGTTTTGGTTGTCCGAAAGAAAGAGTGAGTTTTTCGCGTATCCGCGTATCTGCTGGCGACAGGTCACTAGCTCTGTAAAAACGGATTTCGGCCACAAGCGCCTCATTAACCGGTTTATCAATCTCAAAAGAGTAGACAGCACTGGCAATCAAAAGCTGCTTTGATTCGACGTACAAACTGGTGGTGGCCCATTCTTCGATCTGCTCGTCGACGAAGGCTGCACGGACTTCCTCGCGAGTGGCGCCCAAACGGATTTTGTGAAAGCCAACAGGGTAGGGGGAGCCGCCCAGGAATGGGTTTTCCGACCGCTCGGCTTGCAGTTGATCTGTGGTTCTCTTGAGAGCGGTGGCCGTCCCTTCATAGAGGCCTCTAAGGCGATTTACCTCAGTCTGAGAATCTGTCAACTCCAAGCTTAGTCTATCGACTCTATCAGCTAGAGTTTTGACTTCGAGTTGTAATGAAGACTGGTGCGTCGGAAGGATCACTTCCTTAAGGATTAAGACACAGATGGTGAGCGTGGCGACAATTCCAATCGCCCCTACGACTACGGGACTGTCTCGCCAGGGTCTGGGAATTGGTGCGATTTGCGGGGCTTGATACCTCCTTGGCACGCGCACGCGAGTTTTTTTCATTTGTGATCACCCAAAACGTTTCGTTTGTTCGAGGAGAATACATCACCGAACTCACCTGATTGATATACGTCTTGGTTCGCAGCGCAGCTAGGTCCTCATCCGGTATTCAGCGAGGGGGCATTCCCTTGCGCAGCTTGCGCTACTCTTTCTGCAGTTCGGCGTCAGGCCATCCATCACGTTTTCGTAGGCTGCCCACCACACCGCCGGGCGGACGTGTCTGATTTTGGTAGCGTGGTACCAAGCAGGCCACCGCGAAGGTGGCGCCCATAACAAAAGCCGGCAACTTGCCGGCTTTGCTTTTGGTGTCGATGGTGGAAGCGGTCTCTGGGGGCCGGTGCGAGGTCAGTCCTTCTGCTCTTTGTCGCCCTTTGGCGCGCGGCCTATCCCTTTCTTTGGTGCGTTCTGGCCGGGAATCTTGGGCGTGCGCGATGTAGTGTTAGTCGGAGTCATTGTCACTGCCAAGGGCGCCAGCATTGCCTCGCTGGGCCTTGCGGCCGCATGGTGTGATTCCTGTAGATCAACAATTCGTGAAGCCAATTTGTTGATCTCGTCATCGGTCATCAACGCGGTGAGCGGCGTTGTCCCGACAGTACGAGCATAGTAGCTCCGCTGTTCTTCCTTGGTACCAGCGATTCGGGGCCCTGAAAGCAATTTGACGATGTCGCCCTTGCTCATTCTGAGCACGTCCGCGGAGCCACCCAAATCTTCAATCCTCCGTCGGAGAACCATCAATTCTTCAAACAGCATGACTTTGAAGAGGGCAGGGCTATCGGCGGGGACCGCCGATCCGCCATGTTCATGTAAGCCCGTCTGTAGTTCGTCCCCTTGACCATCCATGCGGTCAAGGTAGCTCTGCAGCATGAAGACGATCTGGGCGTTCATGCTGCGCTCCAGTTCGTCAGACAACGACTTGATCCGGTCTCTCATCCCCGCAGGGAGTCGGACGACGAATTGGTCAGCCGTGCGGCTGGGTGGTTTTTGCTTCTGGGCCATGGGTGGTAGCGTAATAGCAACTGGCTATGTTTTCCATGATATGTACTTGATATGATATCAAATACATAGTATTGTGAAGGCTCATTTTTCTACGGAGCCTTCAATGAGTACCCAAAAAGACTTTGTGAAGGCGGCGCTTTGCCTGCCGCCAGAACTGCATCAGGCAATCCACGATGCGCGGAAGGGGAGCGAACGCACGTTTAATGCCGAAATTCTGTTCCGGCTGCGCTCGACGTTTCAGAGCCTGGCCCAAGTTTCGAGGGAGGTCCGCCAATGAGCAAGGTCATCCCTTTCGACTTCGAATCGCACCAAGTCCGTGTGCAGGTATCGGCGGGTCAACCCTGGTTTAACGCCGTCGATGTCTGCGAGGTTCTTGCGTTTGGCAATGCCCGCCAAGCCCTCGAGTCCCATGTTGAAGATGATGACGTCCAGAAATTGGACGCCACCGATAGCATGGGTCGGGTTCAATCGACGAATCACATTAGCGAGTCTGGCCTGTTTGCTTTGATCCTGGGCAGCACGAAGCCAGAGGCCAAGCGTTTCAAAAAGTGGGTGACGTCTGAAGTGTTGCCTTCCATCCGGAAGACCGGTGGCTATCGTGCCGCGTCGCCTGTACGGTTGGTCACCGAAGCCGCCCGAGCCTTTCCACCGCTGTTCCGCGCGGCCCGGTTGCTCGGGTGCGACAAGAACGCGGCGGCCATCGCCGCCAACCAGGCGGTCATGTCTGCCACGCAGGTGAACCTGCTACAGCAGTTGGGCCACACGCATCTGGAGGCCGAAAACCAGGAGGCGCGCTTTTTCACGCCGACTGAGCTGGGTCAGATGATGGGTGGCCTATCCGGGCGGAAGGTGAACCTGCTGCTGGCCGAGGCTGGGATGCAGGCCAAGCGCGGCGACGAATGGGAGGCGCTGGAGGCTGGGCAGGCCTTCGCGCGCATCTATGACACTGGCAAGAAGCATGGTTCCGGCGTGCCGATCCAGCAGGTGAAGTGGTCGTCCGCCGTGCTACCGCTGCTGAGGAAAGAGGATGTCGCATGAGGCGCGGCCAGGCCGTGGTGAGCACACCGCACATCTACATCATCCAAGGTGGTGATGCTCATGAGAACAGTCTCGTTAGAGACCAAAAAGTCGCACAAAGAATTTGGCTCTTCGGGCCAGGTAGGCATACTGATCTGGCGGACCCAATAGGAAACGCCCCGCTGGCGGCAACCAGCGAGGCGTTAGGTCTGTGACAAGCCCTGTAGGAAGGAAGAATCACAAATGGAAGTTAGCACCGACTCAAAATTCGCTCAAGCGTCCCAGGCGCCGGAGGCTGCCTATCTACCTACCGCCGGCCTGCAGCCGGTGAAGAACGCAGCGCGGCGAGGACGGCTGCCCCGCGGGGTAGCTTCGATCCGTAAACCTGCTGCTGCGGCGCCAGCGGAGCGAGTTGCGCAATCAATGACTGATCCTATTGAAGCCGTGCGGCAGATGTTGGCCTCGATGCAGGCGTCGTTGAATTTCGCGGTGGCCGTGATCGCGGAGTACGAGAAAGCTCACCGGCGAGCGGGGTAGGGGCGGTCATCGGAGGCCGGCGCGCGAGTATCAACTTCGCGCTGGCGCGCCACGGCGGCAATGAACGTGGCGGTCAATGCCTCGATCATTGCCTTGTCCTCATCCGGAAGGGCCGCCCAGCGCTCGGGCGTGATGGTGTCGAAGGGCCAGGGGTGCATGCGGCAAGACTACTCTTTGCCCCCTCGCGGGCGGTCAAGCGACGCCCAATTTCAGACGATACGCGTCTTCCACCGATAGGTAGCGCGCTGCGCGTTATCTCGGCATGTGGGGGGCACCTAACCTGGTCCCGGATCGTAGCCACACACTGCCGGCGACTTCTTTGGCAAGTCGCCGGCTCGTGTTCCATCACTTGCGGGTCACCACAATCCGGAAGCGCATTCCATTCAGAAGTCGCATGATCCGGACGTTCGTACGAAAATTGATCTCGAAGATCACCTTTCGGCGGACCGGAAAGTCTAGGTCCATAAGTATCCTTCGGGTGGGCTTACTTGGAACTCGGCGACGTTTGACAGCGTACAGGCGACCCGAATACGATCACAGTAGTGTTTAGCTATCTAAACCGTGCCTAGATGCACGAACCTCAGCCGTTTGGTCGGTGCATTTTGGTCAACCCTCGAACTCGCGCCAACGGGTTCGAGGGTTTTTTATTGGTGGTTTTTAACCACAGCACTAAGTTTATCAACGAAGCAAATTTAGTTATCCACAGGCGCGAAGGAAGGGCCGCTTTTTTTACTTTTTATGGCTTAAAAAGTTATATATATCAACGGCTTGAAAATTTCTTTTGATACAAAATAAGTTCTTTTAGACTCCGTTGATCGGAGTCTCTGGGCAATTTCACAGTGCCGCCGCAGTCGGCCCTTGCGCCATACGCAACATGTAGGGTCAGGCAAGAATCGGCCGCTAAGAAACTTGTTCGACGAACGAAAACGCCCCAACCCGTGAGGGGGCTGGGGCGAATGCTCGGCGGCGGCCGGCATGGGCGTCGCGAGCGTGATAAATCTATCATGAATGCATGATTGTTCGTGGAGCGGATCGTGTTAGGGGCTTCGCTCCGACACCCACTGTATCCACCACCCCTGGTAGTACCTACAGCCTGCGATCTCCTCGAACCCCACTACCATCATTCCTCGGTCTGAGGCGAACGTCAGGAGTTGAGGTTCCAGTAGATCCGGGATGGCGCTAGGCACAGTGGCGCCGAACTTCGCCAGCGCGTCCATGGTCATTCGCGGAACGTGGCGATTCAGCCCCTTGTGAAGCATGGAGTACATGCGAACAGTCCCCAGGACGGGCTGGCCCGGATCATTGTCGCGGCGGCGCTCGCCGAGGTGGTGTGTGCGGAGCACGCTGCACTGAAGTTGCACGGTCTTGCTCAAAATACTGTATGTTTGTACAGTATAATTTGGTCTGAGATTGGCGCAATTAGGCCCCGATTTCGGCCGTGAGGGGACGGGACATGGCGGACGCGACCGACTGGCAGCAGCGGGACGAATACTACTGGGCAGGGCTTGGCGGTTGGACCATCTGCCGGGTGTTCGCGCAGAACCGGTGGCAGTACGAGGTCTGGGCGGCAAACGGCACGCGCCACGGTATGGAGCCGTCCCTGGCCGCCGCGATCACGCTCTACGACAAGGTGAAAGGCTGACGCCTATTTCTCCATGGGCGTGGCCACCAGCCGGTCTGCAGGGAAGGGCACCAGGAAGTCTCGTGTCGCATCCGCTGGTGCAGTGAGCCAGTCGCCGTAGGCGCCCTCGGGCAGGATGACGACCATCCGCTTCTCCTTGCCGGCCTGGTGGTAGTCGCGGAACAGTGGATCCTGGTCGGCGATGATGGTGAGCATGGTGTAGCTCTCCTGCAGCTGGCCGGCGGTATCCCTGAAGCTATCCCACAGGCCGGCGATTCCCAGCGGCGCGCCGTCTGCCCGGGTGAACCTGGTGGCCACCGCGGCGCCCGACCGCCAGTCGGGTTCGAAGATGGCGTCGGCCGGGATGATGCGGTGCTGGGCGCGGCGCCAGGCGTTGCCGAAGGTGAAGGATTTGGCCGCTGTCTCGCTGCGGGCGTTGAACGTCGACAGGTTGCCGGCCTTGTCCAGGTCGTCCGCCTTGGCCACGGCGCTGATCAGGCCCCAACGCCCCACCACCGCCTCGCGCTCCTGCACCGCCTCGTCGCCGGCGTCATGCTCGACCGGCCGCCGGATGAAAACGCCGGGGTAGCGCGGCCACATGTCGTATTTGCCGCCGGCCGGCTTGTTGGGCGCGCCGAACTTCTTGAGCAGCAGCTCGGCGTCCTTCAGGGTCTGGTAATGGCTGCACATGACACCCTCCCACGGTAGGAGTCACTATATGGCGAACCAGTGGTCGCGTGGCCCTGAGCCTTTGTCGCCCTCAGCCGCTTAGAGGTCCTCTGGTGGAATGCGGTAACGCAGTGATCGGGGCGGGGGCTCTGGTTCTGCTGGAGCAGGGTCCGAGTCCGAGTCGATCCGTTTCAAGATCCCATCGCTAATCAATCTCTCCAGAATAGGTTCGTCTGGAGTCATGGATTTCATTTCATTAACGGCATTCCAGAGTCCGAGGAACCAGCCGTATTTGGCCCGATGCTTAGGTTCCTTACTGTCTTGAAGCAATTGGAGCATGCGTACTCTAGCTGAGCGGAACCAATAACGGTTGAACGGATTGACTATGTTCAGGCCGGAATAATGAATCAGGGATTGATCAAAGCCCGAGTCTTCCCCAACAAAGTGTGGGGCCCATGCGACATCGGGAAGATATATCGTCGAGTCCAGCGCTACTGCAGGCACTCCGATATCCTTTTCGAGTTGCACTGCTCGAACGAGAGCGTCACTGACGACCATTAGGCCCATTTCGTGCCGTTTGCTGTAGTAGCGACCGTAAGAAATGCCGCCACGTATCACAAAATTCCGGGTTAACGCGAAGAACCAAACGGAGTTGGCTGCTTGCAAGACTGCCCAAAGATTGTCGGCTACCAACATCACAGCGTCTGAATAGACAGTAGCTTCTACTGGGAGCTGGGTGGGCGAGTCCAGAATGGACTCGCAGAATTCGCGATATGCCTCTAATACCTCTTCTGGATCACGCAGAACTCGATTGGAAAATCCGAGAATATCGATGAAAGCAACGAATTTATGACCCTCTGCGGCGTCTGGGGGCCATGGACTTTGCGGAGTAGATACGGTCGACAT